TATCTTACTGCGTACTCCGTTGTCACCCATGGTAATCGTTCATGTTCATAAGATCACCAACCCACACGACCTTGTGGGTGTCGAAGTGCTTACGGTACTCGTCACTATACACCACCAACCTCACGCGCTTACCGGTCTCACGTAAACAGTAGCCACAGTAAACGGTCCGAGGAATCTTGTTCCTCATGCTATTTGGTATCTTCTTTGCCATGCACACGAGTATAGCACAAAAGGTAATCGCGCGCGTGCGATGACCAAAAGATCGGTGATTCATTCGATTTTTTACTTGACAATTACATCATTGTAAGCTATACTTGATACGTGCCCCTACCGGGGTTGCCGCCCCAGGGTGAGTTGGCGGGATGGTGTTTCGCTTGCGCTGTCCCGTCAACTGCACCCCACGTATGTACATGATATGCGGAGAAAATAAGCGGTGATTCATTCAACAAGCGCTAGTGAAAAAACTTAGTGGTTGGAACGTTTCAATTTTGACACGATAGGAAAAATGAGAAAAAAAGAGTCTGTTGACAACCTGATAAGTAAATTACTCACCAAAGTGAACAAAGAAGGACCCGTTCCTGAATATGCTCCTCACCTTGGACCGTGTTGGGTGTGGATTCCAACCAAGATAGATGATGGGTATGGAGTTTTCAGGATTAACAATAAATATATAGGAGCGCACAGGGCCTCATATGAACTTATGATTGGACCCATCCCTGAAGGATTAGAGTTAGATCACCTGTGCCGAGTTAGACGTTGCGTAAATCCATCTCATCTTGAACCTGTTACGCACAAAGAAAATACTCTTCGCGGTGAGGGGCCTTCTGCGGTTCACGCTCGAAAGACTCATTGCATACATGGTCATGAGTTGGCCGGTGAAAATCTTTATCTATCCCCTAAGGGTACCAGATATTGCAGAACATGTAAGGAGATGTCCAGAGATAAATGGAGAAACAAGCGTAGGGCTGCTGGTCTACGTGCATGAACCCTACATAAATAAATTGCTTTTGAGGGGTCCGTCTCTGCGCGTCGCCCAAAATGTGGAGATACGCACACATGACGTGATGTGGGGAAATAGGCTCATGATTCATTTACATGAGCGCTAGGAAATTTTTAGAAAGGGGGCAGCGAGGAAAGTAGTCTGCCGGACTCTATTCCATCAAGTATATAGCGTGCTATATCGTATGACCCTACGAACTTCTTGGCATAGTGGATTGCCACGGCCAGTTGACGTTCTTCTTCGTCCACGCCGCCAGGTATCTTTAGAGAATCGAGATAGCCCTGAGGGTCCATTATAATCTCGCGGTACCTTACGGTTGCCTGTACCATGGCATCTTTCATACGGTCGTATTCTGGAAGGTCCGTATCTTCCCCGCCCGAAAAATTGAAACGTTCGGTCCAGAAATCCACCTCTTCTTGGGTGGTGCATAACTTACGTATTCCGACTTCGACTGGTTTATCAAGTGTTTTCACAGATCATTCTCCCATACTAAATCGAATCCGTCTTCCCTCTTGTATATCACCATTCCCCAGCGCGCCGTGAATTCACAGTTCAATCCTGACACGTCTAGCGCTCCCCAGGGCATGTCAACGGTCTTGGAATACCCTACGTGATAGTGTCCGTGCACTAATACTTTTGGCTGAACAATATTGAGTACTTCGGCTAGCTTTTCACGGTGGGCCTCACAAGCGGGCAATTCTTTTTGCCACTCGCGGGGAAGGGAAGATCTCGGCATGAGCCCAGGAATCTCCCACCCTGCTGGAGCATCGTGAGTCACTAGTATGTCTGCTCTGGGGTTCTTCAGTGCGGCCTCTACGTCTTCTTCGGTAATTTGCTCTTCCGGGAACCAGTCTTCCCCCGGCGTGCGAAATGCACGGTCGATGCTGTGCGCGCCACCCATGCAGGCTACAGAGAGTCCTGCTACCTCAACCCTACTTCCGCGCGGGAGATAGAAAAATCCAGGAGAAAGTTCCGCTGGAAAACGCTCATCAGTTCCAACGAATGTCTTCAGATAATCCTTACGCAATGAAACATGGTCGTCGTGATTACCGTCGATGAACCATACATCAACACCGTGGGTCTTACGAGCGTTGGCCGCTACTTCTAGAAATTTGTTGCCCCTAATGGGCCAGTATCCAAAATCACCTAACTGGAATATAGCGTCCACCTCTAATTCGGCGGCGCGGGGAAGGACGGTCTTACGGAGCCAGGTCGTGTTGGCGTGTGTATCTCCAACGAATAGGACAGAGTCAGCACTCAGCACTATTCGTTCTCCTCGTAAAGATGGTGTACGTTTCCTTCAAAAGCCCATCCACCTGACTGGAACATCACCTTATCACCAAATTTCCCCCCCACCACCTCATAGCGTCGATGTGCCTTCGGAGTTAGGGCCGTCTGGGCTGTGTCCCAATATACCTCATCCCCGCGCTTGAAAATTCCGCGAGATGGTTTCTTGGTATCTTCTTCGAGTTCCCATTCGTGCCTCAAGTCCCTCAAATAAACGAATCCACCGCTTTTAAGGTCAATCATTTCCCATCCGGCCTCTACTGGAGTCCCATCGTAACAGGTATTTCTAACCCCAGAAACAATACCTGGATAGTAATCACCGGTCTTGTCGCCAGGTATGCGATAATAGACCTTATCACCAGGCTTGAATACCCCCTTCTCGGGGAGGAGCACTTCAAGGTGGGGGGCCTCTAGAAACGTGTGAACAAGGTCCGTATGTGTTTCGACCCTCTTTACAGTAGTCTCCTTTATCAGATCCTGATACCAATCGTAACAAGCGGGGCCGGTCCAGACTCGCACTCCAGTATTAGGAATAATATCTATCTTTATAACTGTACGACTGTAGCCGTATCCGATGCCGTTTCGCTTGACAACCGTGTCACCTACCTTAAGTTCTAGTTCGTCTTCTCGGATCAGTCGAGTCTTTGTCATGGTCTTCTCGCTTTCGGCGGTCTCAATTTTTTGGTCGGGGGAAATGGGGATGTCGATAGGCCTACCACATCCTGTGCAATACATAATACGATCCCAAGTAAATCCTGAGTTAAAGTAGTGTGCTGCATAGGGACAGGCTACCATATCGAAATTATGTCATCTTCAGGGGCTTCGAACACTACATCCAAATCGTCCTTAATGGTGTAGATTCTCTTGCCAAATTCTGTGCGCGAGTATAGCACATCACCCTGTCTGCCGGTGGACGCTAGCATTACCCTATCCCCGTCGTCGTAAAGAGGGTCTTCGCCGTCTAGAAATCCCGTACTCATAGGTAGCTAAATCCTTTCTTCCATTTTCGCCATAGTCTACGCCACGGCCAGTCAAAATTTCCCCAGGCTTTTGAGGTGTTATGGTCTCGGTGTGCGTCCCTTAGAATCCGTTCTTGTCCCCCGACCGGAGAAATCTGCCATGTTTCCACGGTCACAACTCCTCAAAATTTTGAATCGGGGAAACCGGGAATAAATGAACGCCCACCAGGTAGGTTAATGATGCCAATACCCACACTGTCAAGAACTGAACACCGTTAAGCCCAAAGAAAAGCGAGTACAGATACGACACTACAGCCAACGCTCCGGTTACGAAGAAAGAAAGTTTCAATTCGTTCATAGCGTTATACCTGTCTGCTAGCTGAATGCCAGATAGTTCGTGAAACTGGAATAGTGAAGGTGTCGCTATCATTGTAGGGAACCTGTTTTGGTGTGACAGGAAGGGTAAATGAATAGTATGGGTATACCCACGGATTTGTGAAGGGTTCTTTCCACGGTTCGACCTTGGGTTGTGGCTTCTCAATAATTTTCCGGTTCAGGCGCTCAATTTCCGCATTCGCCTCGTCCAATTTTTTCTGAAGTTCATCTGCTTTCTTTCCCATAATTACCTCCTTACTATAGTTTACTATAGTTTGTGTCTCGTGTCAATACCCTAACTTAAAAATTGTGTTGCACGCTCGGCTTCGAGTTCAAGTTTCAGAGCCTCTAGTGCTATCGCGCCGCCCCGGAAAAAGTACTCATCCTCCCTGGCCGTTTCTCCAGCTATCTCTAGGATCTCGGATGGAACCCTCATCCCTCGCCACGTCGCGATACTTAACTCTACCAAATTTATGGCGCGGGAATAAGCGGCATCTAAAATGAAAGGATCTATCTCCGGTATCGTACTATCAAAACTCGCCATCTTCAACCTGTTCCTCTTCTGGGATTTGCTGTGTCACCTGATCCACAATAGCATTATTCACTTGGACGGTTTGCTCCTGAATCTCCGCATCCACGCCGCCCATAAATCCGTGCGTGAAGTGCAGGGCATTCATGATGACCTTGATATACTCACCGGACAGTGTTAGTGTAAATGTCTGGCTTTCTAAATCTGCTGTTTCGTCAATCATTGGAAATCAACGCCTTTCACTTTTACAATTACGCGCTGGCCCCATTTGTCGAATAACGGCACGACTGGAACACAAACAAGACCTTCTGCCTCACCCTCTTTGATGGATGATCCTAACTCATGACTAGAAACAATAGAAATGGCGGAAGATAGAGTCATGGTTTGGTATGGAACCCTTCGCAGCCCAAGAGATTCTGCTATTCCTGTAATGGCTCCTTCGCTAAGCCAGAAATCACCTATCTTAATGTCGAAGAGGATGAAGTCAACTGGACCATATGCGCCACCTTTTTGAATTCCAGCGCCAAAACCTTCCCCATAGAGCGTTATGCCGGTTCCAATCGATTCGTTACCGAAGTGGTCAACCAGTTTGTCAAGAGGAAATAGTTCCTCTAGAACAGCATACAGTGGTGCGGGGATTTGCGCATTATCGGTACGACCACCAATGAATCGTTCCGCTGAATTATTCGGGTCGGCATAAGTAGGATATCCTAAATCGTCAGCAACTACAGTATAGTTCTTTCTTAGGTCAATACGAATGTTCCTTCCATCCACCTTCTCACGACAATACCAAGCGTTGTGTTGTAGGTACTCATGAACTGGGTTACACCATTCGCCAGTAAATCTGCCTTTAAGGGGTCCTTCTGTGTGGCGCTTCTGAAGTGAATTGATCTTGTGATATTCTGTAGCCACTTAATCCTCTTCCAGGTCTAGGAAATTCTGCCAATCATCTTCCCAGTCTCCCGCGCCGGAAAATACGGCATAGTCCGGGTCCAAAATTGATGATCCCTTGATGAGCAACACGGTACCAAGTTCGACCAGCGGAGAGTACTTAACTTGAAAGCCGTAGGTCTGAAGAAGCGCATAACTTTTTGGATCGGGGGAAGTAAAGGAATCACGGAGCGAGCGCTGATAGTGCAAAGAATCTGCAATACCCATACCAATGAAGAATAACGCTGCTACTACTATCCAGAATAGAATTGTCACTTTGCTGCCTCCTTCTTAGCCTTCGTCTTTGCCCGCGCCTTCAATTTCCGCGACAAACGTGTGGTAACCGTGTACGTAGTGCCATCTAATCGGTGCGCATGGGGATTAAGACGGATCTTCATCTGACGCTCTGGTCTGGCCATTATTCTTCCTCCAATATGCACTCTACGTGGTCAGCATCTATCCACACGTACTCGGTACCTTCGATCTTTACACCCTTTGCTTGCAATTTATCGAACTGAACTATGTCTCCAACAGAGAGGGGGTTCGGTATGAATTTGCCGCTCCCGTGATGTTTTCCCGGTCCCGCCGCCACAACTTTTCCGCGCGCTGGAGGGGGGCCTAGGGAGGTGGGGATCACAAGTCCGAAGTCAGTAACTTCATCTTCCTTATCGTCTAGTGTCAGAAACACGTAATTGTTCTTAGCTTCAAAGGCCATTAGTCGTGCTCGTAATAATCAACAATGAACTTATCTGGAGTGGCGGTCACCTTAGCATGATCACCGAAGATACGTCCTAGCTCTACCTCGTGACGACCACTGTTGAATCTTTCGTTTAACTCTCTAACAAGAGCTGCGGTAACCGGGTCCGCCCCCTCTACGGGGGTGAATTTTCGTGTTACCTCGTCGTATTTAGATCCACCAAGCAACTCGGCGTATCTGTCATCATATGCTCCCAGAAAGCCATCCTCGTAATCCCCACCTACTACCTCGTCATCCAGATCTACGAATCGATAGTAGACTTCTCTAATACCGAAGACACATTCGTCGCCGTCATTAAAATATGGAGTGTATTGGTACCACCTTACGGCCTTGACAACACCTGTGGTAAACACTCCCTTAATGGCATCGATCCAGTAATCAATAGGGTCCTGATCTACTACTTTATGAGTTGGATTAATATCCCCCTCGATTGGAATTCCTGCTAACTCAGACATTTGATACCTCCTCCGGTATAGTTTTTAACTGTTCCCAAGACATCTCTCGACGTTTTGCCCCACCGAACCATTGTTGGATCGGCATGTTCTTCAAGTAGTCTGCCGGTGAAGGCAACCACCCTAAATCCTCAATAATGTGACGCTCGGCAATTAATCTTACGGGAACTTGCCGACCTCCTCCGAGAGTTACAATTCGTCCAAAAACTTTCTGACACAACCACACGCCCTCAGTATGATGATACAAACTACGGTGCCTCACGTCGCCCAGAGAAACCTTGGATGAGTCAATGAATTCCTCAATCTCAATGTAGTCTTCTGGAGTTCCGCCCCATTTCTTAGAAGCGGATACGGCATGAAACCAACTGTTCATTACTTACCATCCGCCATTAGGCCGTTTAGTACAGCGATGAGAAAAAAGAGAAACGAACTAATCAGCGCCAGCACAAGACTAAAAACGTGATGATGAAGTGCGCTGTATTGAATCGTAGAGCCATCCAGCACAAGGAAAAAGCTCCCAACGATTGCCCATAATGTTCTAGTTCCCATTATTCCTTCACCTCACAAATTAGCGCATCATATACTGTTGTACGATGAATCATTCCGCTCCCGAACCTTACGTCATTCCTAACTTCTGCGTACAATCCCTTTACAATATCATCGTAATGCCAAATCTGAAATAATACGTCTGGATAATATTCTTCTACAGAACGCCAGTCCTTGAAAACCTCCGTAATTCGTTCCCCGACCAGAATCCTTTCAGAGTCTACATCGAACTTTGTAAGTACGCAAACACTCATTACTTCTTGTCCCATGCTATGAAGGTTCCATAACCGTCTTCGTAATGTCCGTGTATTTTTTCGAATTCGGCGTAGGAGTCAAATACAGAAAGGGACTCTACAGAAGTGTTCCAAGAAAGTACTGTGCGTCCATTTGGGAATACACATCCATAGTACTGAGGTTCCTTGCTATCATTACGTTGGTCTTCGTTATGAGTGTCCGTTATATCCCCGGTGCGATATCCGGTGAAGGTTTTGATCGGCTCGCCCTCGAATACGAGTTCTGAATCTCTGCGAGTCTCCGAGAAGCCAGGGCCATCAAACCTAACCCATACGAAGTAAAAATCAGAGTTACGAGAATTTACAAGCTCCGTTACTACCCCCCTTAAGCCATCTTTCGTGGATATGACCCTGTCTCCTACATCAAAAATTGTCTCGGGGGAAGACGTGGTTTCTGGAAGCAACTCCAACTCTGAAACAGTAAAAATACCCTTACCGTTAAATCCCCTCTCAGAATCATCTAAATAAATCCAGTAAGCAGGTTCCCCGAATAAATCAGAGTTAGAGCGTTCGTCAATAGTACCAGTTCTGCCCACATACGTAGGACTAGCGCCATACGTCATATTTCTGATCCTAACCCGGTCACCCTTCTTGAATATCTTCTTCTCCACTGAGTATATCCTCCAGATAGTTAGCCAGTCCCAATGACATCGGCCACGACTCGAACGTTCCGTCGTCTACTGCATTTTCTAATACTTTAAGTCTACCAGCATCTGATGCGTTTGTCAATAGCTTATCTATTAATTCTTGCATATCGACGCCAACACCACTGCGAAGTCCGTCGATCACCTCTTGAAGGCTCATGTCTGTCATTGCTACCATCCTCGCGGGTCACAGTAAATTCCAGTAGGTTGGTCGGGCACTGGATAACCCTTGTTGATAACTGTTGCTATATAGATCTGCTCTGAAGGGGTCGCGTGGGCTGCGTCGTAAGCGAACCGTCTCCCCCCGTAGGCAATCCAATTAGTCCTTGTGATGCCAAGTGCTCCGGCGTAAAGAGAGCCTTCCATGGTCCAGTCGTCATGCGTTTCACAAAATCCGACCCACGACCACTGAATTTTTTGGAGGGGGGAAACGAGGGGTTTTGAAGCGACCACAGGCTTGTGGACCACTTGATGAATAACTACTGGATGATGATGAATAGGTGCCGCACCAGCCGGAGCCGGAACGACGAAGACGGACAAGGACAAAAAAAGGGTTACTACTAGTATTCTGATGTTTTTAAACACGATACTCCGATGGTCAGCAAATAATTACGTGGTGAATGTTATTTTCACTCAGCCTCCTCTTGTTGTTCACTTAAGTATAGCACACTTATCCTCGTTTGCAAATCTTTAGATTCCGTCTTTCCCCTGGTCAAAATGGGTTGTGGATAACTAATCTTCTAAATTGTGTCCGTAGGCGGTCATGGGACCGTCTAACAGCTGATGCAATACTTCCAAAGCATCTTCTGAATCGCTAATGATCCCGTCTAACTGCAACTCATAAGCGTGGTCTAAGATGACCTTAAATTCTGGACCGGGGGAGAGACCCATATCAATGAGCATATCCCCAGTCGCCAAACGCTTAGGGCCGCCTACTGGAGAATCTACTAAACTCACCATACGCTCGAACTCGTCAATCTTGGCAAAGGAGTTTGCTGGGTCGATAGGGGGTCTACCTGCTACGTCTGCTCTTGAGACGATGGCTAGGAGGTCAAGTCGTGGGACCTTCGTTGCCAGTCTCCGTATCCCCCGCGCGGAAAATTGGTCCACATGGAGCGGGTACAGATGGTTCTCAACAATGGGGATTACCTGCTTAGCGAGTTCGTACTGACGCATACGGTGCAAGAAGTTCTTGGTGGGTTCTGCTCCAGCCTCCTCGTGTCCCCGCGCACGAATTTTTCCGTCCACAAACTCTGTAGTAGAAACTTTGCCAAAGTCGTGACACAGGACGGAGAGCGCCACGATCAAATCGTCCTCGTCGTTGCCGGTCTTAAGATTCTGCGCCCAGTAATCTAGTGCGTGCATCGTGTGTGCATAAACATCCCCTTCTGGATGCCATTCAGGATCTTGAATTACACCCTGCAATGCTGATATTTCTGGGAAAATACCTTCTAACCATTTCATTAAATCAAGTTCCCAAAAAAAGGTTGATGGTTTGTATGACTCTAGAAGAGCACGTCTGAATTCCATCCATATACGCTCAGATGGTAAGTCACTAATCGATTCATTCATAATAAAACACAATTCACCAGTTGGCCCAGAAAGTATCATTCCAAATCTAGCAGAGAATCTTGCACCACGGATTGGTCGCAATGGGTCTTCACTGAATTTATTAGATACATGAAATATCCTACCTAATTCTATGGCTAAACGTCCATGATATGGATCGATGAATGTCTTAGTCGTCGGGTTCCAGCCCATGGCGTTCATCGTGAAATCACGACGCTTAGCAGCCTCTTCGAATGACATATGAGGGTCACCGATAACGTCGAAGTCCTTGTGCCCAGCACCAGTTACATTTTCGCGGCGGGGAATGGAGATGTCGATGGGGAGACCCTTGATCTTCAAGACACAGAACTGTTCGCCAACCTCATCGTACTCAAGCTCCAGAGCCTCTAGGATACACTTCACGTCCCCCCAGGGAAGTCCGAAAATCTCTAGGTCAATATCCGTAGCAGACTCAAAAATATCTGCCTCGCCGGACATGTAGAAATCACGAACGGCACCCCCGACAATGATAGCGTGACCGTAGACGTCCTCCACCAAGTGGACAATCTTCATAACAGTTGTCTCTAGGTCATTCATCGAGTTCATCCGCGTCCTCTCCTTCGTGCATTTCCTCTTCCCCCGCCTCTAAAAATTCGAGCCAGGTCTCTTCCAGCAATTGCTCTAGCCAGTCGTTCAGTCCGTAATCCTCTTCGGGTTCCATGTCGTCAAAAGTTAATGACACTATTTTTCCACCTCAAGAACGTACCCACACGATTCGCGTATCAATTGAATTTTTGCCTCGTAAGGCTTGTAGGGATCGTTGGTGTAATTGTCAATTAACTTTGCTAGGTCGTGTGCTCCATCATATAGTCCTTGCTCATACCCCTGATTGTACTCATCATCTCCCGGCCCACTAAATTTTCGGACGGGGGGAACGGAATTGGGGACAGGCTCCTCCTTGAGCGCTATAGCTAGTGTAGAATATACTTGTGCTCTAGCAAGATAATACGCTGGTAAGTAGCCTGTTCCAGCAGTCCTGGCTAAACCTATTGAATCTTCTGCACTCTTTAGTGCCTCTTGCTTATTCACCTTCGTCCTCCCCGAACTCAAAATCCTCAATACTCTTAGCCATCTCGCGGAGAGACGGAGGGAAGCAACCAGCACCACCCCAACCGATCATGTCTACCAGACCACCCTCCCACTCCATCTTATCTAAAAACTCTTCTCTGGTCCAAACATTTCCGTTTACTGCGGTCCATCTGTCCTCAATGATCTCCATCGTTATCCTCCCATGCTGTATCGGTGTAAATCATCGGCTTGAACAATGTCGTCTTCGTAATTGTCATCCTCTGAATCTAGTCCGGGGATAGTGAGCTGTTCTGAAGACACGAGTACCCATGTCTCTTTCACTAGTTCAGTAGGTTCATCACTATCCTCAAAGAATTCTAGGTCCCCTACATAGCTGTACTCTCCATAGATAAGGTCTCCGTTTGCCATCCTGTAGGTGGTTTTCGTCTTTGGTTCCGTCTTCCCCCTTTCAAGAATTTCCACGAGTTCCAGTTCGGAGCCATAGCTCTTAATTTCAGCATCGGGGGATGCGGGGTCAAAAAGAGTGTAACTAAACTCATTCCCATTCCCAACTGGTTTCAAGTCTACCACCTTAAGGTGCGTACTTAGACCAAAGTCGTCTTCATCCTTGAACCTGACCCAATCCCCGATTTGAAAAATGTTACTCATCCGTGTACCCTCCCTGGGGCTGCTTTAGTACCTTCTGCGTTATGACACCATACATCTGCATAGTAGGGGTGGAACCACTCGCCCTTTTCTGGATGTTCTCCACCTTCCGCGAGACGGATAAATAAATCAAGGTCGCAAGGATTGTTACTCACCTCGTCAATGCAGTGGAGGCATTGCGTGTAGGTCATTAGATGACTCCATTATCCGGCTGGGGGCGCGCTAAAATTGCGGCGGCGATAGCGAGATTAGAAGTAGCGACTGCACAAGTAGCCAAGAAGGCAGCTTCCTTAATATCGCCTGAATACCAGTCGTCTTTAGCGTGATCCAAAAACCGGCGAGTACGCTCTTCATTTTCCGCATATGTTCGAATTCGAATATCTGTCATGTATCCAGTGTACAGTACTTTCTCCTCCGTGTCAACACCTTTTCTCATATTTCTTGAACCTTTGTTCATAGGGACCGTTTGCCGCCGCCGCCAAAATGGTTTTTGTGCCTTTTTATCAGGGATTTCAAACTTCCAGAGTTTTAGGTATAACCAGTTAGGCTTGACAAAGATCAGCATTTATGCTATACTAAGATAAACGAAAGGTTGAAAATGTCTTTGCTTTCCAAAGATGAAATTGACGCTATCACGACAGTAGCCTGGGATAGCTCGCAGAATAGCGTGCTCATGCTAGACTTTGAAGCGTCTGAAGTAGATAAGCCCGCATTGTCGTGGCAGTTCTTAACTCAGAATCAGCTTGGCGAGTGGCTCATCAACATGAACCGAGAAGCCTCCGCAATTTTGGCCGGGGGGGAAGAGAACCTACCGGAACGAGTCAAGTACTCGTGGGACCGCAACGACTCCCTAGAGAGCCCTCTTCAGTTGATCAAACTCGTCGGACACTACATCTATAATTCCGTCTGCCCCGCGTGGTTTTTTTCGAGTCAAAAGATATTCTGTGACAGTATGATCAACTACGCTGTACAGCAGCTCGACGGGTATGAGGAAGCATGAGCCACAAAAAGTACGACAATATAGAGAAGGAATTTACCGAACTAGACATGGCTGTTGCTGAATTGAGCGGCTGGTACCGCGCCCTCAATAACATCAGTACTCCTCCCAAAATCAACAAACCACAAAGAGCGATGATTGAGGGACTAGCCTTTCCAATCCTTCTTCACCTTGAGGATCTTGGTGTTCATCCAATCGGGGAACGGGAAAATAAAGAAAACGACAAGTACTATGAGTGGAAAGACTCACAAGAGGACGACGAGACATGAGACCAGAGCCGATAGCTGTAGACGTAGCAATAGAGTACTCTATTTTTAGTTGCGCGGAATGCGGAGACTGGGTGGACAGCTGGGGAGGCAAGGAGGCAGAGTGCCCGACCTGTGGAGCAATGTATTCTAATATCCCTACACTAGACTACACTCAGTTCATTGGACTTATGAAGGTGGACTTCGTTCCCGGCTTGTCCCTTCCCCCGAGCGAGGAAAATTCATGGTAGTCGAGAAGCAACGTCAGTCAGTGTGGGTATGCCCCAAGTGCAATGAGCGCCAGCGTCAGCCTTCCTTCATCAAAGAAGTAGCCCACCGTTGCAAGATGGTAAAGGGTAATAAGATGACTGAGTTCCAACGCGTTGGTTAGTCCCGCCTTCTCGCATCTAAATTTTAGGCCGGGGGAAGACGGATAACTAAAGAAGTCTAAAAACCCTAGTCAGAAACCAATTCCCCAACAGCGTTTAGGAGTTCTTGAAGTGACTTGACAGGGTAAGTTTCTTCTACCCAACACTCTGTGTAGCCATCGAACTTTCCGGCTATGCCTGCGTTGCCGACATCGGCACCGTTACGGTGAAGAAACCTTAAAATTTCCTTCTCGTCCCTTCGCACGGTATTACCGTTCATCGGTCCCCTAATCTCTACAATCTCCCAACCTAGTTCAGCGTGCTTGTTCATTCTCCTTTGAGGCAGATTGGTGATCCCAATTTGTAGCATTCCCCATAGATCGTGGCGTAATAAATAAAGATATCCAGGCTTTTCTGTGTTGAAACCACGAATAGCACACCCGGAACATCCCTTGCCAGCAGTTCTATCTGCGACACGAGACGACCAGATATGGCCATATCCACATATCCACTTAAATCTCTTTCCAGAAGATACCGTAACCATAGATGGATCTCCTTCATATACCTGAGCAGCTAAACCTGGATCAACCGTAAGAAGATCATTAAAACCCGGAAGAACTTTTTGATTACTACAGTATGGACATCCACTCCCATAATAAGTTCGATGTCCGACCCTGGTGCAATATACATGGCCACTCCCACAAATCCAATCTAGTTTTTTATTGGTATATCCCGATGTGAGCGTAGCATCCCATCCATGGGCCTCTGCTGCAATCTCTGGGTACAGAGTGGCCAAATCATTGAACCCGGTCAACACGTATCTTCCACTACAATAAGGACACCCATTACCGCCGCTATTCAATTTACAGAATACTCTTGTACTAGAACTAGCTAACCATAAGTGACCTTTATCGCAATGCCACTGCTTTCTTACGTTACTATAGGGAAGTATTTGTGTAGGGTCCCAACCGTTCGCCTGCGCAGCTATATCTGGATGCATGGTCGCTAAATCATTCTCGCCAGAAATAGCACGGCGTCCCGAGCAATACGGGCAATTATGTCCAGCTGTACGATTATGGACAGTAGATTCCCAAACATGATTTTTATCACATTTCCACAAGACCACCTCTATACTGTTAATCCTTAGCGTCGTTGGGTCCCACCCGTGTGCTTGGGCCGCTAGTTCGGGGTTGATTGTTGCGAGATCGTTAACCCCCACATTGGGTTTTCTAGCCCCCATGTTTAGCAACCTTAGCTTCTGCGCGTTTACGCTTGCCGTAGGCGATGCCGTAGGCTTTCAGGTGTTCCTTGTTACGCTGGTAATAATCTTTGTAGTAAAGCTTTGTTTGTTCAGGGTCTTTGTATGGCATACCTACATTATATACCCTAAGTTACGATTTGTCAAGTGTTTACCAACTTTCAGCATCAATAATTTCGTTCTCTATAAGACCTTCGGACCAGGTGGGGGATAGAGACTTACCCGCCTTAGTGAACTCCTGAGCCAAAAGTGACCTGGCTGTGGCAACCTGCTTTTCGGTGAGCGCGAGGGACTGACTAAGAATAACGCTCATAATGATAGCTATCAGTGCGGATGCTTGCTGTTCCTCTAACTCTACCACTCTCTTCTGCAAGTCGTGCTTCATGCTGAACTCGATTATGCTTTGAAATCTTGACCAACCCCTTTCAAGTAATTCGATGACCGCGCGCACACGCTCCACTCCCTGGGCATCATACGAGGTTATGTCGGCACCAAGTTTGCCCATCTCCTCTTCGAGCAAAGTTACCCACTGTTTGGATTTTGACGCCAGGATGAAAAACTCAACCTCAGGAGGTCCGATGGGTTTGGCCTCACCTAAGCGCTCTGCTAGAGTAGCCATTTCGCTGCCCACCTTTTTGCGCATCGCTGAACGGACGTGTGTCGGCGTCGATCCTCCGTGCCTGGAGCAACATCCGGTAGAATTCGGCGTGCCTTGACCTGCCGCTGCCTTACAATGGCGGACCAGGGATATGGCGGCAAGATTTTTATTACGTATCTTGGCTCCGCACTTACCTTCTAGCGGCTCAGCACTACCTGGTATACGTTGCCCTGGAAAGTTCTGTTCCCAAACGGCCTGATGTTCTTCTTCTAAATTCATACTGATTCTTCCTGTCTGCGGTATCGCATCTCCCTCATACGCTGGGCGCTGCGGGCGTTGGTAATTTTTACGTTCACGGGGAACAGGGGGTTGTAATAGCCAAGCAGTGGGGGTTGGGGGATGCCACGTTCTTTGCGGATCTTCTTCCTGTCTTTTTCATTTGCCCCGCCCCAAATTCCATAGGACTCGTGTTCCAGTGCGTATTCTAAGCAAGCCTCTCGCACCACACACCTATCGCACATGGCCATGGTGACAGCGCTCTTCTTGCTATTGAATTTGAAATGCTCCCAGTCTCCCCGACACTCGCCTCGTTGCTCTCCATTGAATAATTCTCTAATCAAACTACTCTGATCCTTTCGTAACGTGTAGTAGTTTAGCGGGTAGTCCTACTGATGTTGAATATTTTGCTGAGATGGTGACGGCTTTCTTGAGTACTGTTCCATCGATCTCGTCCTTCGCCCCTTCCAAAAATCCAAGGGCGTATTTTGGCACGCCGATGGCCGTGTACGGGGACTTGAGTTCTACATAATACCCACCACTATAGACAACCACCAATGGCCTACCGGGCCACGCCATTAGAACTTCTGCACCATCCAATTCTTCCGCGTGCGGGCCATCTTTGACGATGCGAATGATATCTAGCACATCAGAAACTTCACACTTCTTTTTTTGAAGGGGGTAGAGAAGGTTAAGGAGAAGCCACGATCCGGCTGAACCAATCAACCCTCCACCAGCGTGTCTCATAACCTTAGGGGTAACAGCCTCCTCAATCGAAGCTCCATCAGAGCTAGCTGAATCGCTAGCCATCCAGCACTCGTCCTTTGTTGTGTACGCAACTACTACCGTCATGGTCTTCTCCCCGGCTGTCCTATTCCCTCGGGGATTCCGTCATCCCAAATTCCTGACACTATCCATTCACGGTCTCTCGTAATTCTATTAGGCCAAGCGATTCCCTGAAGACGGTCGCCACGAAAAGTGTCCACCCTCACAATAGTGGGATCGTTCTTGTCACTGTACAGACTCTTGCCCGCCTCCGGCCAACTCATCCAACGTTGCGAGCCGAAAGGTGTCATCTCTCGCGACCCCTGGTGACCCTTAGCGGCATGGTGCTCTAGCATAAGGGCGAAACCGTAGCGAACTCGTAGCTGGTCTAGTTCGTACATCGCAGCATCGGCGGACTCTTCGTAAGACTCCCCACCCTTTCGCTGGTACATCTTGATGACTGGTCCGATGCAAACGAGGTCAGGTTGGTGTGCGTCAATCTCTCTTCGTAGATCGGCCTTGTCCTTGCTCTTTCTTAGGTCTATCCCTCCCGGCCTGCGAAAGACTTTGAACCTTGTCGGGTCATAGTCTGGTGAGAATGTCTTGACGTACTGCATCAGTTTAGAACCAGTCTCAATAATAGCTTCCTTGGGGTTCTCAAGGTCAACTACCAAAACTCGGACAGGGGGAATGGGACGATGAGAAAAAGGGTGCAGCCCCTGAGACGCTGAGATGCCAATAGTGCGAAGCAGAACCGAATTGTGAGTAGGTATAAGAGTGCGTCCAGCTAAGAACATTCCATCTTCTCTGTCTACTTGAATACAGCGAACCATCCTAGGATCGACTGGATGGCATTCTTTAATGTAACGAAGCTTGGCACGATAAGTCTTCAGAGGATGAAGGCGTTCAAGTTTTCTTTTTAGTCTGCATACTGGAAGGTCAGTCTGGAATATAACATCATAAACCTTACTAATAATCCTTCCGTATAGCATGGCGTCCCCCTCTTTGATGCTTGCTTTAATACCCAACCCTATGGCCAACTCTAAAACATCATAGGCTAAAGTTCTGTCTACCACACTAAACACACAGTTAGAGGCTCCGTATCCTCTTCCCTTCTTTTCGCCGCCACCGGATACGGTACCGTCAGTATCCATAAGACCCTGGAGAAGGGCGAGGCGTTGTTCAAAAGAAGCGAACTTATACTGCTCTGGAATATGCTTGTGCCCAGTATCAAGTCTCTTATATTGACTTCCAATTACGCCAGACATTCGTAAGCGTAGGGTTAACTCCTTGCCAAATCTATATGTTGCAGCCCTATTATTTGGTTTACGATCAAGACTTTTAACGGGGAATCCTGCGCTAACAACGCCCTCTATAATCTCATCGTCCATGGATGTTATATGTGGTTCTTTAGATGTTCCATCACCCAGCCATACGCCAAGAACATATGGGTCCAGAGGGAGATCAGCGTCGGGCAACTGCAGCGGACCACACACCTCGACAGAATGGTTGACTGCATGACCCTTCCTGGCCATTATGGTATCAAAAATATCTTTAGTCGTTTTGATAGAAGGAAATTCTTTCCTCTTGTGCAACTGAGTCCTCCAATCATTAAACCCCTCCGGTCGTCTCCGTTGATAAGCACTAGACTCCCTGGACTTAAGGGTTTCCGTTTTCCAAAGATGGTTAGCGTCAGCGACTATTTTAGATCCATCACTAAATACCAGTTCATAGCAATCACCAATAAACGGTTCCGTAACTGCCAATATTTCTGTCTGCTCACCATCTTCGCCAAAAACAATATCACCGGTAACAACAGTGCCCATGGTCTTCCACCCAGTGGTGGTTAGCAATGGCGTGTCAATGTCTAGGGCCTTACCGCTCCCCTCTGATCCTACGATGATAGTACGCCAACCACGGTTGAGCATACCAGGTATAACCACATCCTGAGTCAGGTCCATAGATGCTTCGAGTTCTTCGAGGGTCACTGACTCTAACTCGTCACCATGAGAATGTCCTACAGTACCTAGTTGCTTGTCAAGATCGTCAACCGTTTCGTAAGGGTCATCTCCCGCGATCAACTTTCCACGTGCCTCTTCCAGCTGTTGGTATACTTTGCGGGCCATGGACTTGTCATACACTATGCGAGCGTAGGAAATGACAGCATTGGTGCTAGCGCTAGGGGCGTTCATCTGCATGGTGGATAGTCGTATTACAGTGTCGTCTCCCCCGACCTTAGAGGTTATTGTTGTGTAGTCAATAACAATACCTTCACTTAACAATTCTTCGATAGTGCGGAAGACGGAAGCATGGAAAGGAAGATAGAAATCAGTGGGTTCAACGATGTCCATTGCCTCTATAACTGCTTCGCGGCGCAACAGCATCGCCCCTATTAGGGCCTCTTCGGTTGGTATGTCGTAAAGGTTAATCACTAAACGTTACCACGTTCGCGAGCGTTTTCAAAGTTAAGCACCATGAGATTCTCGTTAAGATTTCTTAGTTCATTCAGGAGATCCTCTAATAGATTCCCTAATTCTTCAATGGTCATAATAGTCCTTTAATTTTTTGGTTCGGGGGAATGACGGAAAGTATAGCACATTTCACGACTCTCCCAGAATGGCCGCGACTTCGTTAGAGGCCCGTTGACGCTCTATATTCCCGGTACATTCCTTGCAGTAGCAGACACCATGAGCGAGTAGGGCCGCGTTCGTTGAGTCCACCAATTCGCGTTGCCAGTCTCGCGCGCGCTCTATCCGTCCCTTCAGCGCCCGTATTTCCGTCTCTCGGTTGTCCAAATCGCGGTCAGCATCGAGAATCTGATCGTTGGCTTCACCCATCTCCTCTTCCAGTCGTCTCAACTCGGCTCGCAGGCTGTCGGCGCGTAGGACGTGCTCTTGTATTTCGGCCTCGTGACTCGCCTTAAGTTCTGTGATGCGCTCGATTGAGTAGGAGCGGGCTTGCGCCAGGTCAGCGGTGAGGGCTGAGATTTGGGCCTCGTATCTCGCGATTATCTCTGAGAATTCCAGAGAGTTTGGCCCAGCGCCCGTTGTCCAGATTCCCTGTGCGTCACTCATTCCCCAGCCCCCTCAGCCTGTCCAAGAATCGTCAAGATACCCCGGCCCATCGAGGCTGATTTTCCGATGAGTTGCTTCAGTCGCTCAATCTCGGCCAGCAAGTAGGGGATGTCCTCGCGGGAGTGGGCGATGAAGTCGGCGTCGTTGGTGGTGTTCGACGGGTCAGCGTCACTGTGTAGCACGGCAAATGGCGAGCCGGTTGGTGGCCCAAAATCAACCGTGTTCCTATCAGCACGCCATTTCCCCGGCGTTGCCTTCTCCAGCCGTTCCTTAATCTCTTTCAATCGGTCGTCGGTCATCTTCCCTCTCTCACTGGTCATCACGCCTCCGGTATTTCGTCTGGCGTGGCAAGACGGTCAGGAGTGACGGTGTAGTAGTTTCCACACATAGGGCAATCAGCCATCGCCGCCTTGTCCCCCTCGCGGTAGAGAATCAGAATATCGCCCTGTCCGCAGTTCGTGCAGTGGCCGACCATTCGATACATCCCATCTCGCCCGCTGGCCTCGCATTTCGCGCAGACACATCGTTTGCTAATTGTCAGCATTTCTTCCCTCTCTCACTGGTTCTGTCGGTCACGCTGGGGGCTTCTTTCAGTAGTCTCTCCAGCCCTTCAATGCCCGCTCGATACTTGGGGTCACACTCACAGCCCTGAGAGTTGCAGAGTTTCTTCAGTTTCTTGGCGGCGGTGTCAGGTGGAAATCCGCGACCAGAAATGACGGCCACGACGCTGTTGCCGCAGAGTTGACACGTTTGAGTTGGCTGGCTCACTGGCCTTCCTCGCTTTCAATGAGTTGGCGCAGGAGCCAGTCTCTTACGAATCCAGCGAAGTTCCCTCTGTCGAAATTGGCTTCGACCTGTGTGGTTCGAGGGCCGTGGATTGTGAAACAGTCGGGGATGCATCCGGTGTCGGCGCAAAAGTCGGTCCACGCCGACTGAAGTGCTTTCGCAATCGCGTCACGTTCTAACGCCCTCGCCAGCCGGTCACGCTCGTCTCTCAGAGCGGCGAGTTGGGCGTCGGTGGAGGTTAGAGCGTCGGAAAGTTCTGCGCGAATATCGTCAGCCATTAGCCAATGCGCCACGTCCTGCGCCCAAAAGTTAAGACGGGAAAATACCTTGTCAAATTGCTCGCTCATGTTTCCAGCCTCTCGGTCTATCTCATTCATGGGTGCAGGACTCTCTTTCATCATCTCTGTGATTGGGTTCGGGGTCTGCCACGCAACATTGACACAACAGACGTGTAAACCCTCGTGGCCGCTGGTGAGAGAGCAACGATGCTCGCCGTTCTTCTCACCACATATCGGACCTTGATTTAGAACCGTCTCATTCATGGGTATCTCCTTGGTTAGAGGCCACAAACCTCTTTATGAATTCTGCTCTTTGCGCCTTGCGTTGCCAAGATTCCCTCTCCAGACGGTCCACGAGGTCTCGTAATTCCTCAATCACCGCATCGTCAACGGCTATCAAACGGTCCTGCTCTTCAAGATGAGCCCGCGCCTTCTCAGCGTTGACGCCCCAGTTGAACTCGTAACCGCTCATTCTCCCTCCCCCTTAGACCAGTCACGGGAGCGCAGGAGGGCGATGGCGTCGTCGAATCCCTTTGTTTGCCCACGGTTCCAAAAGTCCAACGAGGTCAGTGATTCTCTGGAGAAGGAATCTTCTCTGGCTTCTTCCAGCGCCTCCACGATTCTCTCCACTACTTCAGAGGCGGACTGGGCTGTCTCAGCGTCTTTGAGTTCTGCCATGCGGTGTACGTCGCAGGGGTATATGTCGCCGCACCCCCGACACTTAGCAAGGTGTTCCTTGCAGCGACAGTCTTCAATCTCGCAGTTCCAGGTATACGGCTGGTGCTCAGCCAGTAACGCGGCTTGCTCTGAGGTGGTCATGGGGTCTCCTCCGTGTCAAGACCAGCAATCAACTCTGCTTTCGCCTGGGGCCAGTCGTCATCGTTCATGTACCACTCGTTCGCCGCGTCCATTACGTCCAGGTGCGCTTTTAGTTCGTCGAGCGTGGCGAACCACTTAATCGACTTGTAAATCCTCTCCGCGAGTTCGTTCACTTCATTAGCGTCATCCGCTCCTTGCAAGTCGTCGCACCCGGAGCATGACCCGTAGCCGACAGAAACGAACCCGTAGCGCACTCCGTCGCCCCATCTTTCATTGGCCTGCTCCACGATGTAGAACTCGTCGCCTTCATATTCGCCCATTGATGACGATGAAAGGACCGTGCAAAACCTGCTCCCAATCAGTTGTCCGTATGACAATTCGTTAACGTCAAACTTCATTGTTCCCCTCCCTAGTCAATGACGCCGACCTAGCGCGAAGTCTGCGGACCCGTAGAGTCGTTCCATCCACCGAAACGTTGAGAATCTTGAACCGCTCCCCCTCTATTTCTATTTTCGTCCCCTTCGGAAGATGAAGCGACGACGCCACGGTGATCGTTGTGATTGTCCGAGCGTCACGACGGGCGAGGATGTAAACCAGCAACAGAGTCGCCAGGCCCATCACGCAGAAAGTCCAAACGAAAATCACGAAGCCTCCTTAGTCAATGACTCTCCGCATCCCTCTGTGGCGCAGGTGTAGGTCATGCTTCCTCCTCATACTGTTGACTCAACCATTCACTTAGGGCTTCATATACTGCAGCACCTATTTCAGCTGGCGCTGTGGGTTTGGTATCAAGGCTCTCAATGTAGGCATTGATGTGCCATAAGCAGTTGTCGGAAAGTCCTTGATGGGAGTATGTTTCTTTATCTGCGTCTTCCCCCGGAGAGGAGTCAACACTCTTAAAAACTCCCGCGCCGAAAAGGATCACGAATACGAGGACCACGAACGCTACGATGAGTATGTACCCCACTATTCCAACCTCACTCTCTGGCCCTGGGCGGTCATCTTGTACGGTTTCCCGTCCGCGTCAACCATATTTCCCCGAGCATCCCTAGGACGATTATAGCCGAAGGAAACGGGATTGTCAAGTAAGAATTCCTCAGTCGTGAAGTCGAACCACTCTCCTCCCTGGTCATAGCAGTCGAAAATAAGCGCAACATTTTTTTGGTCGGGGGAAAGGGAGATCTCTGAGGGGATTGGAGGGAGACACCCCTGCTGGCGCATCCTCCCTACCAAGGTATCGAACTGCTTACGCAACTTCAAAGTACTACGGATATTTCCGTTCCAAAACGCATCCTTCTGACACCATTCGATGATAGATCTAACTTCATCCGGCGAGCGCTTGTCAATCCTCAACAACTTATCCATGTCAGCCCACTGCTTAGGACCTAGGGTAAACGCTTTGTATCCGTTCTCGACATTCCAATGGCAGAGAAGGGAGGTGAGTTCTTTAACTTCGTCCGTCCACTTCTCACTCCCCGGAGGGGTGGGAGTAGAAGAATTCTCTTTAATTGTTTCTCTTTTAATTGTATCTCTATTGTATACCTGTTTTGGGGGTACGGTCTCCCCACCCATGGGGGTACGGTCTCCCCACCCAGGGAGGGTCTCCCCACCCATGGGGGTACCCCCAAAAGTAGCGGGCCATAGATAGAAAAGGGAACTAGTAGGGGCTCCGTTGCTATCTGATCGGTGCTCTACACTTATGGCCCCTATTTTTTCAAGCTCATCTATAGCCCTGTCTACGGTATTCACAGAGCACCCCATTCTCTCTGCTATTGTTTTCCTGGACGGCCAAACGTAATCGTTTTCTCCTAGCCATCTATTAAGGACACAAAAAAGCCTGATGGCAGCATGGCTAATGTCTTTTGATAAAATCCACTCGGGCAGAATGGAAAATCTATAGGCGCGAACCTCAACCTCTTTACTCATCTACAACTCTTTCTTAGGACTCTATATTGACCTATGACGCCCTGAAACGTTCTCAAGGTCTTGGGATACTACTCCGACTTTTCGTGACGAACTGAGCCAATCTAGGGGCCTCTCCGTCGATCCTAGGAGGGGGTCTACTGCTTGCGCGCGGGAGGGGACTTCTTGTACGCGGCAGGACCGGAAAATAGGGCAGTTCGCACCGCCTTCCGAGCGATAGCTGACGACGGGTACTTCAGTCCTGGTGCAACGTGCTTCACGATGGCGCGGCTAATTGCGTAGTGCCTCATTGTATCCTCCTCTTTCTTCGAGCATCTTAATAAGTTGGTCCTCGATACTTAGTTGCTTCTCGTCCAGTTCAATACCGTCCGTTACCGCGTCCACAATTTTTTGACGCTCTTGCAGTAGTGCATACATATCGTAATCCACGGTCCCAGGAGCTAGAAGATAGTATGCAACTGCTCCATGAGGATCGTTTGTGCGCCCGTAAACCCTGCTCACAGCCTGTGAATGGTCTGTTGGATTCCACTCCAGTTCTAAAAAGGCCACATGCGATGCTTTAGTGAGCGTAAGACCCTCTTTCGCAGAGGACGTGTTAGCCACAAGCATACGACACCAATCCTGTTCCTGGAAGACGTGGACATTCTCCAGTACCTGCTCATTCGTGAGGTCTCCTCTGACTTTAACTGCCATCTCCATGTATCGATTGTACACCCCTTCCACTATTTTGATTCGGTTGGCAAAGACGAGTATCGGCTCGTCACCTGTTTCCAGGAACGTATCTAGCCAGTCTAAGGCAGCCTCGTATTTTAACTCGACAATAGCTCCACGTAGGGTGTTAAGTCGGACCAAAGCCTCAGCCCGTTCGACAGCGTTACGCTTGCTCCAGTAAGCGGCATCGTGATCTTCTCCCATGTCGATGGCCTTTTGACGTGCCTTCTCCGCGAGGTACTCCACGATGTCGGCTTCGATCTCCTTATAACGCTTCATCTGCTCATCGGTGAGAACCATACGTTGGATGGAATTCTGAATGGGAGGGAGTTGCCCATATACCTCACTCGTCTTACGGCGAACAAAGCAGTTCTCGCGCAGTTTGGTGTTCAGCTCTTGGAGATTGAGTGCTGTCTTGTTGTCGGGACAGTACCTTTTCCTGAACCTCCACTCTCCCCCGAACAAATCTAGACGGTCGATGCACTCCAACTGACGGATTAGTTCACCGGGGCGGATTCCGATTGGGGTCCCTGTAAGTAAAAGCACCAGCGCCTCGGGGGGGAGGGACATTGAGAGACGCATCACCGCATCCGTACGACGCACATCCCAACGAGTGTTAACCTTGATTCCGGTCTTACCGCACCCCTTGCAGTTCACTGCGTTAGAGTTGACCTTGTGCCCGCACCCAGTACAGGTGGATCGCTTCTTACCGTTCTTGATGTAGTGAGACTCGTCAACGATGAGAGATTTGTACCCATGTTCTTTGATGTCCTCTAGTCGCTGCTTGGCTATGTCGTAGTTAACTATCACCACGTCCGACTTCGGTATCTCTTGTCGTTTCCCCCCGTTCAAAATTGTGATGTTGAGATTGGGGTAGAACTTAAGGAAATCCTCGCGCAGAGTCTCCTTCAACCTGTTCTTACAGACTACCACAACCGGCAACGACTTATCAAGGATTACCGTGGATATTGACGAAACGCTTTTACCGAGTCCTGGTTGATCGGCTAAAATGCAGCGCCTAACCCGTTGCATATACGCAACAGCAGCACGCTGATATGGTCGAAGGGGAAGTATGAGTCCGGGTATCTCGAACTCATCCCAGTCAAGTAAAGTTGAGTGCTCATACAATTCCTTTGCGTCATCTACTGCCTTCTGTATTCTTGCTTCGATCTCCGGGTCCACCGTGAGGTCAAACTCGTGAGCAAACTTGATGGCCTCATTAACGCTCGTCTCCGGAGCGCGGTAAGTACCATTGGAACCCCGCCAGTTCACGCCAGGGATGTAGTGGTGGACTACTGATATAAGTGTAGAGTTATAATCAAAGGTTATAACCACTGACTTATGATCCATGAAGACGTTGTAGGGTCCACGCTTGACCATACCGACGTAGGTATTCCATCCCTCTAAAAGTTCGACCTCGGGGGAGACGGGTATCTCCCAAGCCTCCACCAAAGAACGTACCTCTGCAGAAGAACTTAGGGGAAAGATGTTATGCTGACCATCCCACGACCTACCAGTAACCGCTCTCACCTCTTTGAGAAAATCATCGAACTTATTGAACGGTGGTTTGAAGAGCAGCCTGATCTTTTCTCCGTCTAGCCAGACGAGATGACGTTGAGGAACCTGGTGCATGATGGACAGTATAGCAGGAAAAACTTCTGAAGTCAAGGACTTGACTCGGGACTGAACTTATGTTATACTGGAACAGACGAAAGGGAAAAAATGTCCAGTTTGAAAACGCAACTTCGCAAGAAGGCGATCAATGACGTATACGAGGATGTTATAGGGACCTTGGAAGCATTCAAGGATCACGAGGACGGAAGTTTCGAGGCAGGTCTTTTCCATCAGGCAGAGACAACCCTCACACTTTTAGGTTACTCGCTGGGTCCGTGGTACTACTATGGTAGTTAAGAAACCGATAGCTACGGAGGATCGTCTTAAGAGTGTCCTAGCTGACATCGATGCTACCTTCGGCAAGGGTTCCATCATCCGTATGGGTGATGATACCATTGTCCCCACGGAGGCTATCTCTTCTGGTATCCCTTCTCTAGACGATGCTCTTGGGATCGGTGGTTTCCCGCGTGGTAGAATTGTAGAGGTTTATGGGCCAGAATCCAGCGGCAAGTCAACCCTGGCTATCCACTTGGTTGCTGAGGCGCAGAAGGCCGGACTTCTTTGCGCCTATCTTGACATGGAGTATGCCATTGACCCCGAGTACATGCGTGCCCTCGACGTTAACGTAGACGATCTATACCTTTCACAACCAGATACCGCTGAGCAGGTTCTTGAGATTGCTAATCGCCTGGCACGAAGTGAACGGTTCGGTGTCATCGTCATTGACTCTGTAAACTCCATGGTTCCCCGAGCCGCATTAGAGGGTGAGATCGGGGATGCTAATATCGGTCGTCTCGCCAAGGTTATGAGCGATGGTCTAGCTAAACTTGTATCAAGTACTGCACGTTCTGGAACAATCCTCTTCTTCATTAACCAATTACGTGAGAAAATCGGTGTCCAATACGGATCACCGGAGACGACCAGTGGGGGACGCGCCCTCAAATTTTACGCATCTATTCGTCTTGATATTCGTAAGCGGGACGCCATCAAGGATGGTGATACCATCATTGGAAACAAAACCGAAGTAAAGGTAGTGAAAAACAAGATGGCCGCTGCGTACAAGGTGGCTAAGTTTGACATCATTTTGGGCAAGGGCGCGGCGAAGGAAAATTCCCTCTATGACGCGGCAGTTAAGACGGGAGTGCTCGCCAAGATGGACAACGGATCATGGACCTACTTCGAGGGTGAGAAATTCGCGAATGGTCAGACGAAGGGTAAGGAGCGCCTATCTAACGAACCTGAGACTTACGCCATGGTTAAAGAGGCAGTAGATAAGGCAATGTTCGGGGAGACCAATGAGAATATATAACTGTGGAGCGCAAACGCACTACGAGTCGAGTCACTTAGATGACGAAGACTGTCCAATATGCGGTCCTGGTATAACCCGTATTCTCCCCGCCGAAAAAATTGAGTCGCCGGAGATGAACTTTGATACGTGGCTACAGTATGGAGTAGACAATGGTTACTGTACTGATCAAGTCTGCATGAATCATGCTGGGGTACCAATGTCCGACAAGGAGATGGATGACGATAATGGAGACTTCTTCATCCACGTAGTGAGACTTGGAACACCAGAGGATTGGGATGCAGAATTTTCGGAGGGGGAGGAATGAGACATATTCCTGATACAAGAATGATCCTAACTAGTGACCCCCCTCAGTATTATTGTAATGACGGAGAAGGAAATAGAAACCCCTGCTATTGCCACCAATGTAATTGGTGGGGTTGGGCACCTGCTACCGACAAGGCGGCCCAACGAATGAGTGACGATGAATTACTCGGAGTTTTTTTGGCGCGGGGGAAATGATGAACACCATGGACAAACGACTTGACAACGAACGCATAGTACTCTCTGCTATTAAGGAGTGGTACAAGGAGCGCAGTTATGGTCCGTCCTACCGCGACCTTCAAAAAGCCACCGGCATTTCACTGGGCAACGTCCACGCAACGTGTGCCTCCCTGCATGATGGTGGTAAGATAGATCTAGAGGAAAATATCGCCCGTAGTATTCGTCTCGCGAAAGGTAAAAAATAATGGCAAGATACCGTAAGAAACCAGTTGAGGTAGAGGCCATAAAATTTGGTGGAAGTACGTCACACGTCATAGCCATCAATAAATGGATAGCTGGTTCTCAGTACGTTGAACCCGTGATTGCTACCAGTGACATCAAGCAACTAGAGATAGAAACACTAGAGGGAACAATGATAGCCAAGCAGGGGGATTACGTAATTAAGGGTGTGGCTGAAGAGTTTTATCCCTGTAAACCAGACATCTTTGCACAGACGTATGAATTAGTAGAGGAGTGGAGTTGAGTGTTAACATAATCCCAACTTGGGATCTATCGGAGGAAGAGTGGCTAGCCGAACGCGCTAAAGGCATCGGCGGGTCAGACGCCGGTACAATTTTGGGGCTTAATCAGTACGGAAGTTCATTCCAGCTTTGGAGTGAGAAGGCCGGTAAAACTGTTAGAGAGTTCACAGGGAACGAAGCGACAGAGTGGGGGCATCGTCTGGAGCCAGTCATTGGAGAAGCCTACGCTCAGAAGTTTAACAAGGCTCTTGTTGAGTGGCCCGTCCTTGCTTGGTCCTCTTCCCCCGACTACCCTTTTATGTTCGTGAACCTGGACTACGTTGAGGTAGAACCCTCTGAGCAATTCCCAGCGGGGAAAGTGACGGTTTGGCACAGCACGGAGATCCCCCCTGGCATCATAGACATCGTGGAAGTTAAAACCACGGGTATCGCTACCAACGGCGCGGCGAACAAATGGGCTAAAGGTAAGGTACCAGAGACATATCTTATTCAGGGCTACCACTATGGCATCGTTCTTGCGTCTTTGGGTATTGAAGTATACCATGTTACTTTCGCTGCTCTTGTTGGCGGACAAGGACTGGTCGTTCGAAAACTAGGAAAACTCCCCGATGACGATTTAATCTGGGATGACAAGGTTGCTCTGGACATCTGTGAGGCAGAGTCCGCTTTTTGGGCTAACGTTGTATACGAGATTGAGCCAGAAATCGATGGCTCTGACACGACGGAGGAGTTAATCTCTGCCCGCTTCCCCCGCTCTACCCCGGACAAGGTTCTCGACATGGATGACGATGACTATCTAATGGTGCAGAATTTCGTCGCGGCGAAAGAGGAAACTAAGAAGGCTACCGAGAGAGAGAAGGCCCTACGTACCAAGATTGTATCTAGACTAGGGGATCACGAAGCAGCGGTATACAGTAACGAACTGGTACTGACCTTTAAGTCTGGCCAGGACCGTACAACCTTTGATGCTAAATCTCTGGAAGCTTCTGAGCCTGAGGTGTGGTCTCGTTACTTGAAGTCCTCCCCCGGTTCTCGAACTTTGCTGGTGAAATAATGTGGGGCGAAGGCACGTCCTCAGTAATCCCGTGGGACGATCTTCCTGGAGAGGTGCGCACGGACATCATACTCAATCTAGTAGCTAACGTAGATGCGTTGAATGACAGGCTGACGGAACTTGAAGACAAAGAAGTGTCAAGGTCTAGCAGAGAGTACGATGACTGGCAGATGAGCATGGGAGAGGACCTATGATTAGAGCACCAGAGTGGACTGATTTTGATAGCTGGCATACTCGCAAGTATGTGGAGAGTATTGTTTATGAGGTTAACCGTCTGGGGGATGAGAATAAAGGATTGCGACAGGACATAGTTAGTCTGGTGGCCGTGGTTAACCAACAATACGATATGATCAAGGATATTGAAGACCGTCTTGGCCGCGTTGCGGAAATAGCATATAGAGCTGGTAGTCACTTCAACTTGATAGCATGAATGTAATTGAGTTGGTCTCGCACTTAAGGACCCTTCCCCCGGAGTCGGATATTGTAACGGTGTTGGTTGACCCGACCATGGAAAACGATCCCGAAGTAGTGCTAGCAGATCTGTACACCATCGAACCTGCTCAGGGGCTATTCCAAACGCGACCCAAGGCTCCTTATGTGTTCATTGGTTCTGGCCCGGAGTACGAATTAATGATCCACCTGATGAATGAGCATTAAAGAAAAACGAAATACGTGTTGACTTTAGTACAGCAACCTGCTATACTGAGAACAGATCGAATTGGAGGAATAAAATGGCTGTAGGTTCAAAGTCGGTTCACGAGGCTATTCTTGCCGTTACCGGAAGGGTTGGCCGTCTTCAAAAAGGTGTAGAGGTAGCTGGCATCGGAGGCGGAAGGGACTATAAGGTTGTAGGCATTGAGCAGATTATTGAGGCTATCCAGCCACTTCTGGTAGAGGAAAATCTTAATATTGTTCCGCAGCTACAGAGTGCTAAGTCGTGGGATACTGATATCTTCAACCATGAAGGAACGGTAATCGGTCACCAGCACTGGGCTCAGGTCATTATGGCCTACGAGATGACCGGCCCTGACAATTCTCACACCACTGCAATCGTTGTCGGGGAGAATGAAAACTCGAACGACAAATCCATGGCGGCGGCTATGTCAATGGCTGAGAAGTATTTTTATAAGCAGCAGTTCAAGCTTGTGACTGGTGACCCAGATCCCGATACAGTAGGTACGAAGGTAGTGGGTATCGCTCCTGAAACCCCTCGTCCCGCCCCGGCGCAAAATCAGCAGTCATCTCGATCAGCACCCGCACCTTCTGCTCCGGCGCCGACAACGGGGATGAACGAGAAGATCGCTAACACTGCAGGCTCCGCACCAGCGCCCACTGGAACCCTCGTTTCCAAAGCACAGTCTCAAATGATCTGGGCTGTATCCATCAAGAACATCGGAATGGACGACCAGGGTATGCGTGACCTCATCGATAACATCATTGGCCGGAGCATCAGTGCCAACGATGAGTTGACAGTAGACGAGTTCAAGCGGGTTAAGGCCAAGCTTGAGGCACACCCGAATTACACACCGTTGGCTAGAAAGTAAGAGATAATCATGAGAGCAAAGTTTACATGCTATTCGGAGACGCGAGACATGTATGGAACGGTCAACTTCAAGTTGCGTCCGGTGCAGGCAGGATCGTCGCTGGAGAACGAGGAATTCTTCAGGACAACCCCCAGCGGAGAGATCTCAGTAAGCATTAAGACCTCCGAAACGCCAGCCCACTTGAATCTCGGCAAGGATTACTACATCGATTTTACGGAGGCAGAATAATGTCAGATAACACTATAACGGTTTCGGGTAATGTAACTCGCGATCCACAACTTAAGTTCCTGAACTCAGGGCAGGCCAGTGTACAGCTAGGAGTAGCGGTCAATCGCCGCTGGCAGAATCGTCAGAGTCAAGAGTGGGAGGAATCAACCTCCTTCTTCGACGTGGTTGCGTATGGTCCGCTAGCGGAGAACGTAGCTATTTCTCTAGGTCGGGGAGACAGGGTGGTGGTAACGGGTAGGCTAGAACAGCGCTCCTACGAAACTGTAACTGGAGAGAAGCGTAATGCATTTGAGATCAACGCTGATGAAATTGCTCCAAGTTTGAAATGGGCAACTGCCTCAGTTCTCCGTACTCCCCGTTCCGAAACAAATGGATATACCAAGGCCGCTCCAGTAACGTATGCGTTTGATGAAGAGCCTCCATTTTAGCCATGGATAAGTGCGCACCGCCTTCCACGCAAGAAGTTCCTCAAAGAGTAATAGATAGAGTCTTTGACAGGGTTAACATTGGGTTAGAAGATGACTGTTGGCCTTGGAAACTTAGTATAGGGAATCATGGCTATGGACAAATTGGGTGGAGAACTGGGGATGGAGGTAACGCGGGGACAACAGCACACAGAGTTGTGTGGATGTCTGTTAACGGATATATACCAAAAGGAATGACGGTAGATCACATATGCAAGAACAGGCCATGTTGCAATCCTAATCATTTAAGATTATTGTCTAATGTGGATAATGCTATAGATAATGGTCAAGGTAGAAAAACCCATTGTCCTCGCGGACACGAATACCAAGGAAGTAATCTGTACATTGATCCAGATGGTGCGCGCAGGTGTAGGGCTTGCGCAAAAATAACAGCAAATAAAAGGAAATCGCAATGAAAGAACAGTCACCGCTCAATGACTTAACTAAGAGTCAAGCATACGTAGTAGCTAGTGGAGTGCTATTAATGGCGCTTCTTATCATCACCATTACTGGTGGGGTTATTGGATTAGTGTGGTGGGCGGTTGCCACCCATACTCACCATCTTTGGATTTTCCTTCTCGCCGGAGTCGGATTTCAAGTAACACGTACCATCAAGAATATGGTGCTACAGAACATTAAGAAAGGTAAATCATGAGAGAAAAGACCATAGATGGTGAACTGGTAGCTCTGAAAACACTATTTTTGCAACTGGCCATTGAATCAGCTAAAAAAACGGGTGTAGATGTGGTTGGAACCGCTAAGCGCTACGAAGAGTATGCACTAGGAGAATAATCATGCTAGCTAAATTTACTGCAGTTAATGACCTAGACAATGACGGGAATCCCTCAGGGGGTTACGCTTCCGGCATTGGGTTTTCCGTGTTGTGGCAGAACGGACCCCTGGGACGCGGAGAAGATCGGCAGGAACCTAATGGTGCCTTCGTGGAGACTCTCATAGCGGTGGCCAAGCAACGCATCTACTTCTACCAGTCTGCTAACGGTGGTAAGTTTGCTTGTCGTCAGAACGCACTGGCTATTACCAAGCTCGAAGAGGCACTTCATTGGTTGAATGACCGTACCGCCGAGCGCGAGGCCCGCGACGTTGAGGGAACACACGAGGTCTAGTCTTGACTGAGCGTGCTCCCCTTTCCATTATAGATATAGAGAACAGGTTGCGCTCTGCCATCAACCGTCAGGATCACCTTACCAGTACGTACTTAGAGGTGATAGAAAATGCTGGTCGGGCAGAAGCGGCCTTTAAGACAAAGTTCGCTAAGGAACGTTTCCAGGCCCGTGTCTTGGGAGTAGTAGATGGAGTGAAAGTTAGTGGGGATGCTGCTGACGATCTTGCTACCATTAACACTGAAGATGAACGCTTTGAAATGGAGTCCACTTCCGCGAAGCGAGAGGCTCACAAGCAAGCACTGTTCTCGATAAGAGACGAGATTGGTGCGCTCCAAACCCTGAATGCCAATTACCGAACAAGCACAGGAGGGTAAAGTATGGAATATGATGAGGCCACTCTAGACTATATACACGGGCTTGAGTCCCAGATTTTTGAGTTAGAACATGTCATTGAAAAGAAAGACTTTGAAATCGCACGGCTCTCTCGCGAGAACTCCGTTTACGCGGAGCAGCTCGACCAGTATCTCGGAGTCCATTAAGCAAAAATCCCCCCTGCGAAGAGGGGGGAAGAAGATAGCAGCTAGATCTGAGAAGACTCAGAAGTTTTATGAAGAAGAGCGTATACCGTTCGTTCAAGATTTTCTGGACCGTCATCCCGAGTGTGAGATACGCTGGAATGATGAGTGCCAGGGCGAAGCAGTTGATGTACACGAAGTAAAACTTCGCTCGCGCGGAGGAAATAAGGTCCCGAATAACGGTGACGAAAATCAGCAATTCCGTGCGGCATGTAGAATATGCCACCACTATGTCACCATAAATCCAAAAGAAGCAAAACTAAGGGGCTTTATAGAATGAAGAATACCACACACTATGTAGACATTACCCCAGATGGGGATGGTTTTAAATTAACATGTTCGTGTGGAAATCTTTCAGGTAGGGAATCCAATCGCCCAATGGCTCATGCCGCAGCTCATCTCCATATTTACAAGGAGTTGAACCTAAGTGAGCAATAGTAATGATTCTCATCCAGTCATCTCGTTTACCGAATGGGAAATCGCCACTTTTGTAATGATGTTACGTCGTCAACGCCCACCATGGATGTATGATGCTCTGTGCAACGGCGAACCTACGGAGCTGTGGTTCGCGGGCCAAGGCCAGTCGGCATATGCTCAGCGTGGATTGGAAATCTGTAGACGTTGCCCAGTTCGTAAAGAGTGTTTTACTTACGCGATGGAAAATCCAGAAGTGACGGATACGTGGGGCGGATCTACCAGCAAACAACGTTCAGAATTCTCCGCGCGGGGAATGGAACCTGAAGAAGCGTACTCCGAACTCCTAGATTCCGAGACTATTCCCAGCTAACATAGCAGCCTTTAGTCTCTTAGCACGTTCCTTCACCCAGCGCTTCCCCGACACTCCGTAACTACAGGTTATATGAATAGTTTCGAAGCCTTCATAAAGATTCAGGGGACACAACAGTCCACACACATCGCAGGGAACGTCGCCCTCTGGGGCAGGTAGCCACGCTCGCTTGCGCTTGACACTCAGTACGTCCTCCAGAGGAGGCTTCTGTACTTTACGAGTTTCGTCGTACTTAGGACTAGACATCTAACGGGTTACCGTCCACGTCACAGCGAGCAGTGTATACCTTACCTCTCCATACGGCCTTTCCGTCGAAGATTGGAATGTGTTCTATCTGTGGAACCGTTATCCCCGCGCCGGGAGTGTAAAAAACGATTGCCATACCCTGCTCCCAACCGACTCCATCGCTCTGGCTAGGTTGACCCATGTCGGTGTTCTTATTGTTACCTGATGGTACCATTCCGTCGCGGCGCATAAAGCCTCCGGGAGTACAAGCGATGTACGTGCGCGGTCCGTTCTGACGTGCGATAGTTCTATAGGCCAGCCCTGCGTGGGGTGTGTGCCCTGCGATAGTGTTGACTTCTTCCTGTAAGTATTTGTTGAGGGTAGTTCCTACCTGAGTATTTCCGAGAGTGCCATGAATGCATCGAGTGTTTTCATTGAGCCAGAAAATATCATTTGGATAACTTCTCTCCCCCAGTGTCCAACCCAATTCTTCTGACCTTGTAAGATACTGAAGGCTTAGGATAGGAAGATGGTCATCTTCTCCGGCCCTCTTGAGCCCAACCAAGTGAGGTGCATTATTAGCCAGCCAGTCTGACCACCTCTGTTCATGATTGCCACGCAACCAGCGGCGCATCTCTGCATTAGGACTAAGTGCGGTACGCTCTGCCATGAGGCGAGAGATTCTTGCAACAGACATATTCGTGCTTGCGTGTAGAGTCATGGCAAGCGGGGAAGGATGTGTGGATACAACAGGAAAGTCGCCCAGGTCTCCAAGGTCAACCATGACATCAATGCCGTGCTCCGCCTCTACATCTGCAGTAATCTGAAGTCCAATATCTAAGGCCGCTTCGTCATGGGTAGGGTGCCATACACCATTTACATCACACCAGTACCAAATTTGCGAGTCGGCGTAAATGACGGCACAATTAAGAGAGTCCGATGTACGACGCTTAGGAAGACGATTAGTAGATTGAACGCTCACCTTTAGCGGGGGAGCCTGACGAATCTCTACCGTCATGTCCCCGTCTTCAGACTTAGGAGCAATCTTAATATTCACTACACATGAGGGTGCAGTAAACGCACTGTGCTTTACTGACTGGGCCGCCACATCTTCAGTACGGTGCCAAGAGGCAGAGTTCCAAGATACAGATACTATTTCCCAATTGTAGTCTTCTGGGTTCTTGCCAACTCTTTCAAGCAGCGCACGAATGTCTGCGTCCGTTGGTATTTCTGTGCCCCCGGAAAAAATTGCAGATGCGTTACCATTCTTACCCCAATTTAGTGACGTAGAACTTTTGTCCTTCTTAGAACCTTCAGGACGGCGAAACTGCGAGAGATCTTTAGTCATTTTTCTCCTGATTTGGGGCTGGATTGCCCTTAAAACATGCGCATTTCTTACGGCGGTGCTGCTTGAGGGTAGTTACGCCTACCTCTAATCCCCAGTCGTCATTCATAACCTCAATGATTCGTGCCGCTGGGAACTCAAAGCGGTCGGCTTCCATCACTAGATCAAATATGATTCTTTGCTCATCAGTGAATGGCAATCGTCCGATGGTACATTTAGTATCAGGCTCTATGGCCTTGAACGCGCTTAGGTCCGACATAGACAAAATCCTCACCTCCGACTACCAGTGTAGCACAAAAGTGAGGATTAATCAAGTCTTTTCTTTATTAATTCTAGTATGCAGAAACTATAAATCCCTGATCATAATAGATTTTAGTTTTAGTGGTGTCAAGTCCGCTGGTACCTGGCGCGCCGGAAATGAAAACCTTCCAAGATCCGGTAGGATAGGAAGTAATGTCAAACTGGGCATGGTAGTTCCCAGCGGAATCCCTGACCACGGTATACGTAGGATCTGGAGGCGACTGACCATTAGTGTAGACGAAGGTAACCGGAGTTGGGGGTGCCGAATTCGCTACGCCGGGAGGAATGAACCCTATCGTAACAACATCAGGGTCAACAACTACTCCAGCGAGAGACTGAAACGGTAGTGCCAGAGCCACCTTAATGACGCTGTTAGCTGGTACGACACTGAAGTTAACGTAGGGAGGGATGTCTGTTGGCTGGCCATAGGCTACCGTAACGTTGATGTTATAGATTTCCATTTGTCGTGTTCCCTTTATCTACGCTTCGGCGCAACAAACTATTGGCAACACGCGTCGCGCCAGCCACATTTTTTACATCTATAGTGTGCATGTTCGGCAGCCATCTCCCCGCTACACAAAGGGCACTCTGGAAAAACCGCATACGGGCAGTTAGTTTTTTGGTTTAGGAGAAATGAGGGATCGTACATACTTTTCAGCTTCATAGTCTGAGGCACTTGCATTATGTACTCCGCCCGCCCCGCGATGATGGCCCTCACATAAGAAAATAAGATTTTCTCCAGATTCTACCCAAGATCCAACCGTATTGGGATCAGATATGCCTGGATAGTCCACCTCTAGCCATTTCAGGTCTACACCGTTCTGGAGGCTGAACTCGACGTGCGCGTGGTGCAATTCTAGACCACCCTGACATTCGGAGTAATCATTACGATGCTCACCAATGGCACATTTAGCAGTCTTCACATGGGACTTGCGATAGGCTTCAAAGTCCCTATAGTGAGGGTCACTTTTTCGCGGCGGGTGAGCGGGATAATGGACTAAGTAGCTATGTGAGAATGCCTGGTCGTGTGCTGGGGTAACGTCCGTCACTATGAGAATGTCACAGTCGTAGCAGTAGAGCTAACCGTAGTGTAGTCAATGTCAGCTGCTTTGGTTGCGGTAACTGTGCAGGTTCCGGCAGTTGCTCCGTTAAGCTTCGTTCCCCCGTTGCTCAAAGTTGCACCTGCAGTTCCGGCAGATGTAATGGCGTAAGTAACCGCACCAGTTCCGCTACCGCCGCTAGAAGTTAAGGTGAGAGGAGTACCGTGGACGCCAGTTGTGCTGGTGAGTGTGAGCGCACCTTGTGAAGCCTTAGCAAAGGTTACGGTTGTGGGAGCAGAACTAACCGCAATATGGTCGGTATCTCCAGCCATGGTAGCCGTAATGGTGCAGGTTCCTGCGGTAGTGGCCGTTAAGGTGGTACCACTTCCAGTAATACTCGCGTTCGCTGATCCAGCGTTATTGAGCACATACGTAACGGTTCCACTGGTGGTTCCACCGCTAGTAGCCAGGGTAAGTACGGTTCCGTAGGTTCCGCTAGTGCTGGAAACAGTCAAAGCCGACTGAGCCGCCTGTACATTGATAGGTGCCACAACGTTCTGCTGGCCGTTCCAATAGACGAACTGATTATTGATAGGGTCGTACAGCACCTGTGTTGGGTACTTGGGGTTTAGGGGATCGAAAGCAGTCATGTTTATCCTTTATGAAGGGGATAGTAGACGGGGATTCCTCCGCCGCCCATAATTTGGTCGAATTGACCAGGTGTAATTTGAAACGGGTCAACGGGGCAGTTCCATCCACCGTGTTCCCAACTTCTTGCTACAAGCCCAGAACAAATTAGGGTTCCGGGGCGTGTAAAGTCGAAATTTAAGAATCGGGGTAGGGCAAGATTAACGGCAACACTTACTATCGTTCCCACTCCGTAATCAATACCTAGCTGAAGATAAGCATATGCCACAGCACGATCTGCATCTAAGTCTGCAGGGATCGGAACTATTTTTACGTGTCCATTTTTGGCAACATCTTCTATTTTAACTAGGTTACAATTCTTCGTCATTTGGAGACACCATACTGTTCCATCTGTATCAACCTTGACGACTATGGCTGCGTGATTCCAGTCGCGTCCTTGCCACCATCGAAGAGCTTGTGCAGCTCGAATCATTTTTCCATAGAGAGTAGCTGTTCTTGCTAAAACTAGATCCCCCGGCTTAGGCTGGTACATTAGAGAAGTTTCAAATCAGCCTGTAGTTGGTCAATGGCAATTCGGTAGACGGGGCCGTGGTCGGCCTCAACAAATACTTGAGGAATGACAGCGTATGCTTCCGAACCGTAGTATTCCCACCAGTCCCATGTCATGGTTGTTTCTTTGCCCCATGTGATGATGTCTATACCTTCACGGTTGTATCCTGACCCAACAATACAATGACCGCCGACTGGTTTTCCACGGGGGATCGTGAGATGCCACGGCTGTTGAGCCTCGAACTGAGATTCAGCACTCTGTGGTAATTCTACACCAAGGTAAACTCCACCGAATAGATAGATAGCAGCCTGCATCTCATTCTTATCACGAACATTGATCGGCACCCATGCAGCAGCCTTGGTTCCAAAGAGTCCAGGCCCTGACCATTTTTGAAGAACAGAAGTCTCTACACAGCCGCTATCTTGCCCACCGGTCTCGGCAAAGTATTCTACTTGTACTTCTTCATCTCCCGGATAAGTAAACTCTTCTCCAATTTCAGCATACTGCAGCTGAAGAAGATGGATAATTCCAGAGTACGTGCAGCAGCCAAGTCTATCATTGTCTGCCATGGGGTAGTTAGAAACACGAGGACCGTAGTCAACTGATGCGGGAGCAGTAGGAAGGCCACCCTTCATATAGTCGCGTAGGGTGGTGGTCAGAAGTTGCTGTCCAGGTAGCTTACCCAGCTTACCAGCCTTACGTCCATCTAACAGTTCGGTCATTATCCCTCTATCCACTATGGTTATTATTCTCTACGTACATCTCTAAGGCTTTTAGGCGTTCTTCGTGGGTGCGTCGCCCCTTGTCTTTGACAAAGTGCGTTCCCAATTTCTCTCCCCATACCGTCCCAAAAAAGTTGGCGAGGGTTACTAAAACTATTACGACGGCTTTCTCATATAGAGAATGACCTTGTAAAACCGAAACAGAAATGGTAGTAGTGGTGATTCCAACTAACCACTGAAGGCTATCCATTATCCCCGCGAGTGAGCCACGATTTCGAGTGGCGGCAAGAAGAAGAACGATGCCCAAGATGTCTTGAACCACCATAGCAAGCGCGGCCACACAGGCCAGCAAGAGAAAAGTCACTAGTTGTTTTCCCCCGGAAGCCCTTCGTGGGCACCAAGGTGACCAGCCAGGGTATTAGAAACCCTGTTAATAGCATTGGCGTTAGCCTCACCTCGTTTATCAATCTTTTCAAGAGTTTCTGATTGAGCTTTTTGATCTTGCTCGCGGCGAATTTGGGTATCATGAACAGCATCAACGGCAATGGCCATCTTATTAAGCAACGCTTCGGTTCGCTTTTGAGAGTCTTTCATACTTGATCCGTCATTAAAAGTAACTTCGTGTTCAACGCGATGTAACATCTCACCATGATTTTTAATCTTGTCGTTAACTTCAGCCAGCTCTTCTTTGACGCTTTTTTCAACGAGGGAATCTACGCTAGTCATTAGTTTGATGACGCTAGCATCTACTACTGTGTTTACAGTAGCGATAAGTTCTTCTTTTTCTTTTTTGTCTTTCTTCTCTTGGCGTTTGATCTGGCGGCTTTCGAAAAATCTGTATCCTGCATAGAATGCACCAAGCACCGTAATAAGGTCTGCTACATAATTTAAGGCTGTATACGAACCGCCGAATAAGTGGATAAGCATGAGCATTTACTCCTCACTTACTGCATGATTTGGAGTTTTGTAATTCTTCGATGCGTATTCTTCGGTGCCAACAGGCATATTGGGATGCACAATATAAAACTTTCCGTCGTAGAAATAATAGATAGGCCACTTGTTGCCCTGGGCAATCTTCGCTTCGGGGGGACCGGTAAGATAAACGAGACCAGCCACTGCGAGTTCCTTGGCTGTTGGATTAGCAAACAAGTCAGCAGGAGTACGAAGTGGGCGCGTAGTCTCAGTGACATTAGCTAGGTACGTTTGAGGCTGGCGTCCATCGCTTTCGTAGCCACGAGAAGAAACGGTAGTAGGTGGATTTACCCAAGTATATATAGGTCCTTGACTGTCACCAAAGCTTATTGTTAAGATATCATTGTTGTGAACTTCAACGATCATCGCGACGTGTTCCCCTGTACCGGGGCCATAAACAACTAAATCTCCCGGAATAACGTCTTCAACTAATTGGTTTTTAGAATTACGCATCCATAGTGCTAGGTGTTCTTCATGTGACAAAAGAGTTCCCGTGAACCCCTGGTGGTCGAACCCGAGTCCGTTCGGATCATTTCCTCCAGCAACCCACGGAATCCATGTATCGAATCCTGAGCAGTCGGCGGTGATCGGAAAGCTTAATGGCCATACGCCAATGGCGGACATGCGATTGGCACCCTCAGAATAGATGAATAGGTGAGGGTTAGCAGCGGCCCACTTGAGCCACGCTAGTTGAGCCGGTCGGCTATCTTGAGTTGTCATTGTTTTCCTTTAGAGAATACATGTAGCGATAATAGTTCCATACCCAGCCCCTGCGCCAGAGGCAATGGAAGAGATGGAGCCATTCATATAGATAGTTGTGGTGGTTACAACCTTTACGATTGCTACGTTCGCGTATCCTATGGATGTAACTGACCACGAACTCGATGATGCTGCACTAGTCAGCGATAGTGTCATTGACAACAAATAGTTAGGACTGACCACTCCGCTGAACAAGACTAGATAAGTTCCGGGAGTAAGTGAAGCCGACGATAATTGGTACCAAGTGCTGGCCACTGACATTGTTATCGCACCGTTGAAAATTCCAGAGAGTCCACCAGGGCCTTCGATGGTCCCACCGGATGTTATTAAGGCCACTACAGAGGGTTCTGGAAGAATTATTCCGCCGCTCATTATACCGCCTCTATAAATCCGCTAGCCGTGATGTTGCTCGTTGTCGATGCTTGTACCTGAAGTGAAATGGACGTTCCGGTATGTGCAGAAATGAGCGCCGTCAATGACGACCACCCTCCAGCGCTGAGTGCAGAACCAGTTGGGGCTATTGATAGTGTCTGCGCGCCGTTTGCGTCTGCGTAGAGTACCTGCACCCCTACGGTGGGTGTGCCTGAGTTCACATCAAAACACGCGATTACTTGATAGAGTCCATTAGCTGCAGGAGTTAAGGTTGCTACTGACTGCCAGGTGTTGATGGTAGAGATAGCAATGTCTTGTCCATTTACCGTGGTGCTTCCTACTACTACCCACCCTGCCCCGGTGTAAAAAGAAAGAACGGTAGTGTCAGTTGCCCAGTAGAAATTTCCAAGAACGGGGGAGGGGACAATTGAGGAGCGGTTCGCCGCAGTTCCAGAAAAGGAAGTAGATACAGCACTAACAGAATGCCACGATGAGCCATCGTAATAATTGAGTCCATACGAAGTTCCCGCAGTAGTGTTCCACCAGAAGTTTCCGCTTACTGGAGTTCCAACGAACGTAGCTCCCTGGTAGTATGGAATGAGGTTTCCATCAATATAGTTAGCAATCGCTTCCATGTCGGACGCGATGTTAGCGGTGTCCGCATTAACCGGATAGGGTACGTGTAGTCTTGAAGTAGAGCCCGAGGCCATTTAGTATTCCTTAATTTCCACTAGTAACCACCAACGAAGCATTGAAGACCTGCGGGTCTGTAACGATATAGAAAGTTAACAAAATTAGAACTTGATGATGGAAGAGAGGAGCCCGACAGATCTCCGTAGATTCCACCGAGTGTCCCGATGAAGGTATTGACTGCCGTATAGGTTCCCGCGCCACCCGCTGCTGCTACTAGACCGGTGTATGTATACAGGTCGTAGTACGATGACGGGATCAGTATTGTCATGGCGTACTCATTGAATCCATAAATGTCATTACCACCAGCGAGAGTGACTTGAGTACCTACTGTGTGAGTGGCTGCACCAGTCCCACCATAGCCTCTTGTTATTCCAGTTATGGTTACCGGGGCCGAAAGCCAGTTATACAGACCTTGAGGTACTAGAATCTTTTCGCCATCAATCTGCACCACGAAACTTCCATTACTTCCCAGATCTCCCCAAGAGGAATCTGTGTTGGTCAGCACCATAGAGGTGGCACCAGTCGTAGCGATTGCGGCATTTAGATTAGCGCCACGAGATGCTAGAACACCAGTGTTTTCGAGTACAATAATTTGCGCGGCGGAAATAGGAGACATAGAACCAGACTGCGCATTAATAACCGCCACCATCTCTGCAATGATAGAGGACACCGTTGCTCTCTGAAATCCTGAGCGAGCCTGCATCTTCTGTATCATCTGTTGATACGTTAGCGTCGTATTTTGAGGTATCCCCGACCCAATAAATTGTGCGAGCCACGGAAGGGCGTATGAAGGACAACGATTGATGTCCAAGATTTGTGACCAACCGACAGCTCCAGCGTAATTGACAAGATCAGTGGTCCCGTTAGCCCCAGAGCTAGCAGCGTGAATAGCTGCAGAAGTATTTTCGTACCCACGCTGTACGACATATAATTGTAGACTTGGAAGTGTCCAATTATAAGCTCCACCAGAGACAAGTATGATTTCGTTTTCTATTCTAACGGTGAAGTTGGACGTGGTATTTATCTGATTCCAAGTACTATCAGTATTGAAAACATTTATCACATAATCAGAAATCGCAACTGGTAAAGAAATTTTACCTGGTGTTATTTGAGTTCCCGAAATAGAGGTCGGCATAACGGTGATACCAGCACCAACGTTATCAAACATTAGATTGTCAAGTTTGTCTAGTGACTGACAGACTCCGTATAAATAGTAATAGAACGGGTAACCCAGTGCAGCGTCCTGGTCCTGGACGAACTGAGGCATTGCTGAATAAATCTGATTAGTAGTGTAACTAGACGGTAATCCGGGCGCGGGGGAAGACGGGATTATGTACGAAAGGTCCGTACCACCAAAATATCCTTCACCATAATACCCAGTACCTATTGTCACTAGTGTTGCCAAACCCTAACGTATCTAACGGTAACTTTTGATCCAGCCCCCGAAGCATCACTTGATGATGTTGCCCCGTGGTTGAAGATTAGGTACTGAGGAGTGCTGACAATAATTGATCCGGTAATGGAATGGTGGAGCGTTCCATCATAATAAAAATTTGCCTGGTTGGGTTGCCAGTCAAGACCGAATACGTGACTTACTCCTAAGGCTCCAGATATTGGAGATGGGTCGTTAACGGCTGTGCCGTCACCGGTTCCATAATGGTAGTTACCTACAGTAAGTTCATTTGGTATATCTGTTTCCGCATAGTCAAATTCACCACTTGGATAAGGGTTCCCCAATATCCATCCTGCAGACCAGTCATTATTATTAGGGAAGGTTATCTGAGACTCTACGTATCCATAGGTGAACTGAAAGCCGACCGGATTGGTACTAGGATTGGAGCTTACCACCGATCCACTGTTAGCACCAGCTAATAATAGCTCCAGGCCGTGAGCAGGAGTAACAGATACATTGGCAGAGTAACAGTTAACATTGTTGACAACATTTCCATTGCTAAACCAGTATGGGGTCCATCGATTAGTGTTGAGAGATGACCCATTAAACTCTTCGTCAAAGATGAGATGCCATGGTCCCGTTACCCCACTGGTAGGTAACTTTTCTAATAAAAGTCCCACTATGCAACCTGCCAAACGATTATATATCCAGAACCACCATTTCCACCGGCTCCAGGGGTCGTTCCCGCTCCTCCGCCACCACCGCCAGAGCCACTATTGGCCAAAGCTGATCCACCCGCACCGCCAACAGTACCGACCCCGGCACCCCCAGCAGAACCTGCGTCTCCAGATCCACCTCCGCCACCAGCGCCAGTTACCCCAGCGCCGTAGGTAGCACCCAGTGGTCCACCACCTACCCCTCCGGTGGAAGCATGAAATCCACCACCACCACCACCAGAGCCAAATCTGAATAGGCCACTGTATCCAAATGAACCATTAGTACTTGAAGACCCCTGTCCACCGGCCCCAGGGCTGGTTGAATTATATGCCTGAGGACAAGCACCCCCAGGGCCACCATTCTGTGTAGAGCCAGCGAAACCACCCTTAGCAGTAGCTAAGGAACCTATGGTAGTATTACCACCAGAATTACCAGGGGTTCCACCGGCCCCTATAGTAATAGTTTGAGATGTGGTTACGTGTCCTAGGTAGAAGTTAGCTAATACTTCTCCGCCCCCCCCGCCACCAGCGCCATAGGTAGTAGACGCGACCCCACTTCCTCCACCCCCCCCGACAACAGTAGCCATGAACAATTGCTGACCGGTCGTTGATGGTGTCCATGTTCCGCTCGCTGTAAATATAGATGGACCGCCAGTTACTCCATTAGTAACTGCGGCCTGAACAAAAGCATCTGTAGCTATCTGTGTGGTAGAATCCGTAACCGTACTATTAGTTGGGGCCGTAGGTGTTCCCGTCAAAGCTGGAGAAGCAGACGAGACGAATCCTACCTCTACGGCTATTGCTCGTGCTTTTTCTACAGAAACTGCTGCATCGGTGTATGCGGTTGTAGATATCTGTGTGCTGTTAGTCAACGCAGGCGCAGTGGGCGCAGTGGGCGTTCCGGTGAGCGAAGGAGATGCCGATGGGGCAGCTCCCGTAACTTGACCGACACCGTAATCACCGATGGTCTGTATCACTGCTCCAGTTCTGCCGAATACGCTAGATACAGCACCTCCGCCACCGCCCCCACCGCCTCCACCAGCAGCAATTGCTGCTTCGATTTCTGCAATAAGTCCAGCGGTAATACTTTGATTTACCGTCCATCCAGCCTGTATATTCTGAATTATAGAACTTTCCACACCTCTGGTCATGTTGGTAATCTGGTCACCAGATATAGCGGTAACCCTAACTATTTCAGCATTATATGCATTAGCGGCCACACCAGGGGGTGACACCGTTAGGTTGAACGGAGGTGTTGGCATCAGGGCACCATCACCTGTTCTAACGAACATTGACGTTCCAGAGATGAACGGAGATGGTGGTGTTTCCACTAGAGTTGTAACAAAGTTATTTACACTATCTATAGACATGAAGATCCTTAGGATGCTTTAGGTTAATCCAGAAAATGCAGCGAGAGTAGAGGTAAGAATACTGGAAGTTATGTTATTAGCTATAGGAAGACCGGCTATGCCAATCATCACAATGTCTGAAGTCCCATATGATCCAGAGATTGGCCACGACGGACGAGTAGTAACAGCAGTAATACTACCCAGACCCTGTACCTGGCTCATGGCCGAAGCTATGTCAAATATACGAATAGTAGTTTGAGATCCGTCCCACGATGGCGGGTTACCCTGCCCATTAGCCCATGTAGCTGGATTTAAGAAGTTTCTTATAGCAGCGTTGACAGCCGTCTGTACTGTAGCTGCACTGTATCCAGCTTCGACATAGGCACTCCAAGAAATATCAATAGGTAAATAGTTGGGCTGAAGGACATTGGTAACAAAGTTAATTTCACGTCGAGATTGAAGATAGGAAATAAGATTGTCATTGACAGAATCTATTACACCAATTCCATTTACATCTATGGGACATATTGAAATCATTCGTGGATAATTGAACACCTGAGTTGAGTACAGACCACCCTGGGTCCATGAATACCCACCATCGTTTTTTGACGTGCAGTACGCAGCAGTCTGAGTTCCACCCATAATTCCAATATTTGAAATCACCACACTAGAGTTTAGGGGAACATTAAGTCCCGTACCAAATACTATTCTTACTTCAACATCTTTTGCGGTGGTAAGGGTAAACGGAATGGTTAGGGTACTCAAAATAGGGGAAGCAGGAGAAACTGAAACATTTGTGGGGCCACTGCCGGTGGTTAAGATGGCTCCAGTACTAAGGTCCCATACCTCTACGTTAATGTTACCAAAATTAGAACCAGTGTACGATGCGTCTACTGTAGCAAACGCTGTATAATTTCTAGTAGTAACACCAGGGTTATCTGAAGAAACATTAGATAAATTAAAAATCTGTGAAGTTACTGTTAGATTACTTCCTAAAGCCGAGCCAGTTCCAAGGTACTGAAATCCGAATCCAGGAATAACAGTAACCCCAGAAGGAACGCTCCACGATCCTAGGGCTGAATTAGCAAAATAGTAACTAGATAGATTAGGATCTGGAATAAAGTTCCAGTAACTTGTAGATATAGTTGGCTGATCATCGTCCTGAAACTGTTGTGGAGTAGCTGCTACGCTGTCGTAATAGATGTAGTGAGTTTTGGAAGTTCCGGCAACGGTCCACACTACAAATGTTTTAACTGATACCAAAGATGGCTTAAGGGTATTGTATGGAGCATTAGCAGAACCGGCTAGGTAGTTAGAACTAGACGAATTTACCGTTGGAATATTGCAAAGAATGGTCTTAGGTGAGGCTGTGTAATCGAATAATCCACTAGTAAATTGTGGGTGACTAGAGAATACTCGTGTAGATCCATCAAGGTAGGTAGCCAGGGCTACTATATGTGGCTTTGCAGTTGCGGTTGTGTCTGAACCGCACTGTATCACTGCCGATGCCTGGTAGTATTTTGAGTTAGCGGCAGTAATGCCGGGAGATCCTGGGGTTGATCCCACAAGAGGTAGATCAGCACCCTGGGCTACCGAAAGAGTGGCTGATGTACTGTGGGCATATCCAAGGGGAGCCCCTAAAGTGAGCACCTGCTGTGTGGTAGCGCCAGAACCCGTTGTCGCAGCCGCAGCCGTTACTAGGGATACCTCGTTGCCGTTGACCGTATCAATTATTATAACCACAGCAGGATTGGTAGGACTTGCTGAAGTACTTATAGCAGGACCAGTGCCGGTTGTAATAGTAATAGATGTAGCTCCGACTATGCTAGCGGCCTCAAAGGGAGCAAGAGATGTTAGAGCTGAAGCAGCAGTTGTTACTGCCACGTAGTTAGAAGGAGATGTCCCTGGGGTACTCAAAGCCGCGAGATTAGTTCCACCATCTCCTACTCCGACCCATCCAGATGGGATGCTACCAGATGTCGCCATAAGAGTAGGATTGGCATTAGTTACTGACATAAGGTTACTGAATGGGTTGATACCGTCTATGGAAAGAGCGCGATATATTCCAGCAACATTTTGGGAGAATAATGAGTAGTCTGATGATGTGATAGGACGCGGAGCAAGGAGCTGTAGTTCCGCACTCAAGCGATTTAGGAACGACGTGCTGCTTTCGGGGTCCGTCCCTAAGATCAAGTTAGCGTTGGTTGCGGGAGTAGACGTAAGCTCAATTATAGAAACCAAAGGATCACTGTTACTTAACTGAAGGTAAAGACTAGTAAGATTTAGGCCGCTAGTCGAAGACAGTGTATCTAGATCGTATACAGAGCCAACCGCAACAGCTCGCACAGTCAAAGAGATACTGCTACCACCCGTGGTAATAAGTGAATCTGTCATCGTCTCAAAAACATAAGACGCTCCGGCAAAGTAAAATCCCATTTGTGTCCCGGCAGGAATCTGGTAACCAGGACTTCCGGCAGCTGGGCTAACCAAAGTTAGGGTAACTTGAATTGTCTCATATGTTCCCAGCATTGGGGTTATGCCAATAAGAGATCCGTAGAATGTGAAGATCTCGTTAGGAACATCTGAAGCAGTAGTAGCAGCTTCTGCGGCTGCAAGGGCCATTTGCTCTAGAATCAATACTTCTAGGTTCCCTTCGCGCGCAACCCAGCCGGGAAGGTTCTGGGAAATATTGGCGATTGCCTGTTGTGCAATAACATCACTGTCAGTGATAACCGGTAGTGATATGTATGTGCTCGCCATTATGTTCCGCCCTGTATTCCCTGAACCAGTACACTCAGGGTTGCGTTATCGTTATCATCCACTTGAACTGTTATCCTTGCATCAGCGCGAGGCTCATAAATACCAAGATTGTTGGTAATATCCAATACATCCAGATCACTGAAGGTCAGGTCTGGTGTTCCATAGTCTGGAATGACCGGTCGCTGTCCCGGTAGCGTTCCCAAGAATACGGCTACGCAAGAAGAGACATCTTCGTAAGAGTCTTGAGGGTTAACATCGAACTGACCGAAATTGTCGATAGACACACTATTCTGAAAATGTGGTACTCCATACGGTCTATTCTGGGGTGCCTGAAAAGCAGACACGCTTATTCCGGTGCTAGACGCTCCACTATAGTCAATGTGAATAATCAAGAATGCCAAAGACGATGGAGCCACCGTAGATCCAGGACCCTGAAGTGCAGATATGGAGGCGGCTGGGAAAGTATAGGAAGTAGCTGGAGCCACCACCTGTAAAAGCGTAGAAGCAGCATTTCCAGGGGATGCTGAGGAGACGACGTAAGGGGAAGACGTACTTACCAGATTCCACGAAGGGGAGTATGACAGAACGTCCTCTAGAACGTAAATTTCATATACGGAGGCGTTGGTGGCGTCAGTAGCCGCTGTCCACTGCAGGTTCACCCCTGTGGATGGAATCCAATCAGCTGTTAAATTAGTGATGGGTTGCGCCATGGGCGTGGAAATCCAGTCTTCTAATAGATCTTATCACAAGAATCGCGAAAGTCAAGGGTTCGGTTTAGGCGTACCAACCTGCTCCGTTTAAGGTGTCTAGCCTCAGAAAATAGTCTGCATATTGTTTTCCGACAGACTCAAGGCTGTATTTAGAGCGCGCCGAAGAAGCTATTGAAGATCTGTCGAGTTGGGGTATTTTTTCACTAGCCTCAACAAAATCTCGATACATCTTGCAGCGATATCCATTGAAGCCGTTTACTACAGTCTCCTGGAAGACCCCCTGATCAGTTGTAATTACAGGGGTGCCACAAAGCTGGGCCTCAATATGAACACCCTCAAATGGGGCGATGTAAGTAGTGGGGACAAACAATGCTTTAGCGTGTGCCATAATTTCTATGGTTTCGTTATACGGGAGCAGCCCACGGTAGTCTCCATATGAAGGTGTATCGCCCTGACCGACAAGTATCAATTCATACCCTGCATCTTCACAGACCTTTTCTGCTATTCGATATCCCTTTTTATCTGTCATCCTACCGACAAAAGCAAAATAATCATCAGGTTGTTCTACAACAGGAAACTTTTCTATCTCATAATAGTTGGGTATAACCTCATCATAAAAGCTAACATCTGCTTTGTAAGATCCGTATACATAATTACGCCAAGCGTTGGATTCGAAAACTCTGAACGAACCGTTAAGCACTCCCTGATATCCAACGCCAAATTCGACTATTCGCATATTAAGCGCGCTAACCAACTCTTCGTGAGGCTGTCCTGTAATCAAACAAAGAATGTCGGTGCTAGGGGCGTCCTTCAGTATTTCTACTAGACGCTGGTTAAGCAATTTCCACATGGGAAGATCGCTATTAAAGTCTATTTTAAGATAGTCTTCAGGGCCGCTGAATCCGAACCCTATTTTTTCCTCCGGGGAAATGGGATCATGAAGAATAACCTCAAATCCCTGAGCTTCCATCATAGGAATAAACTTACGCACCTTTTGGGTATAGGCACACGCAGAATATTCTTCTGTAACAAAAGTATGTGGCAATCCAACGACATGCAACTTTGACATTTTATTCCTCCACCAGGAATTCTACACCATCTGTCAAGTGTTTAGAACCCTAAAAACATTCTACCCTGAGTAAATGGAACAACAGCCTGAACCAGAACAATTGCTATCACGTCCCACGCCGCCGACCCAGTGGTCCATGTTGCGGTCAGTGATCCACCTGACGCTGGCACCTGGTAGGCGGTATCAGCTCCGTCCGCGAAGATGAACGCGCCAGCGTTGTAGTCAACCCACGGGGATAATGGTGCAGCAGATATTGTTCCGGCTGTACTAATACCTGCGATAATCGCGCCACCAGCAGGGACCGTCACAGCGCTCGAACTTGGCGCGGTGCTGGTGCCGGTCTTGATGACCGCCGCTAGTAGTGACCCGACATTTGAGAACTCGGTGCCCTGGCCATACCAAGTCCTGCCAGCCGTGGTTGTGACGGTGATTGCCCGTGACGCCGTGGGGACACCGAGTAGCCCCCAGTACTCAATGTCGTACCCAGAGTTGGCCGATGAACCCAGTTTGACGAACGTCCCCATTGGGCTAGTGACGCTGTAACTATTCGCCGCTTCGGTCGTATTCGGAACTATAGCTACAAGAACGCAGTTACCAACCGTCGCGTTAGTGGGAAGGATATTCCCGGCTACGCCAGAAGCAATGCCGGGAGCTACCCCACTGTCGCCCTTCTGAACGAAAGCGACGGCCACGGGCTACGCCAATGCTTTAGTGAACGCAGCCAAGCTATTAGGGTAGTTGCCAAGATAAGCATCCTGCGCCTTGGTGGTGTCGCCGTTGAAGTACGCCTCGAATACAACGTTGTGCGATTTCATCCACGTCACCATGTTAGTGATATAGGTTGGGTCATCCGCAAAACCATGTGAAGCGAGCGCCTGTACGCCCCACTCGCAGAACGCTAGGGGCTTGCCCTGCGCTGTCGCGAAGTCGTCGGCGGCGTTCATCTGCGACAAAAAGTTAACCCACACGCCCGCTTCAGTCGATGAACTCCAACTGAAGTCGTACAGGTCCAGTCCAATCACGTCCACGTACTGCGCTCCAGGCCACGCCAACTCAACGTTGTAGCCCGATTGTGTGAATGCTGAGGCGTCGGGATTCCAAATGAACTGGAACTCCGCGCCAGCTACGGCGCGCATAGTCGTGACGATTTGACGGAAGTATGCTGCGTAGTTCGCTTGATCGGTCGGGTTAAGCGCCGCCCACTTGTACCAACTTCCATCAAACTCCCAGCCCAGGCGCAGGTAGCACTTAGCATAACCTGCCGCTATAAGCACTTTGGCGAGAGAGGTGTAGTACGCATTGTATGAGCCGTTCGCTCCTGATAACAATGTTCCTACTGCGTTGCCCGATGAATCGCTCGGGATTATGGGTACGGCTAGACATAGTTGATATGGTGTTACTTTCCACGCATTGAGCAACCAGTCGATACTGCCGCTAGCGCCAGCCACCGCCTGCCAGCCATCGTTGTCCTGGATGTAGTCCACAACGAGGTTTACCGGAGTTTTGGTCAGCGACGCAAAAGTAGCAATCGCGCTCGGGTCAGCTGGTGCCATGTATGCACCACGAATAAGCGGGCTGGGTAAGGCGTTTGGCGTCCACTGCGCGTACAACGTAACGTTGCCAGTCGGCGTAAATGGTGACGTAACCTGTGACCCTCCAGTGGGAGCGCTAAACCAACCAGTGAATGTGTACCCCGCTTTAACGGGCAATAGATCGGTTAAGACCGACTGACCAGCGTTGCACGTTTCTGGTGGCCACGTTGATCCGCCCTCAGAATTGAAAGTAACAGTATACGTTGTTGGGGGGTTTACCGGTCTAGGAGCATCCCATCCAGCGACGGCGTATAAAGGAGTGTTGATAGGAACACTCTTAGTCGGAGAAACAACTACGTATTGACCGGAAGAATTTTTCTCATATATTGCCCACATATGATTATGAGCTACCATTGCGTTATTAGGAAGCTCTACTAAGTTAATTGGTGTGGTTGACATTATGCGGCCTCCAAATATTGTCCAACGATAGCGTCGGTTACGGTTCCAGAAATAGAAAGTAATCTGTAATATCCAGTTGGAATTCTTACATTAACTGGTATAATTCCAGTTGCGGTAGTCCCGGTAATTATAGTAGTTTGAGTCGGCGTATTCGTTGTGCCAACCCCATCCTTAAGAACCATTGAGGTGTCGGCAGTTACTGCGATGAATACTGTCATTTTAACATCGTAAGAAAGCGTATTATGATACGCCGTTCCTAAGGTCAGATTACCCAACGCTGTTTGTATGGTTGCCGAAGTTGGGGGCGACGTGGCCACCGTTCCAGCTACACTAGGAGCAGTAGTATTTATACCTAGTTGATTTATCTGTGGAGAACCAACAGAGGCATCTGTTGCTACAATTCTCCACTTTGAGGTTGAACCGTTGTAGATGAATCCACAGGTCAACATAGTGGATATTACAGTTGTAGTTGGCAGCGCACACCCTGGGGATGCTTCAAATGAGGTACCCCAAGTGATTCCACGAGCCGTGGCGTTGTCGGTAATTCTTATCATCAACTTGTCGTTATCAGCTGGCGTACCGGTCATGGTGAAGCCGGTAATGGTAGCAGCAAGAGCTGTTATTTCGTACACGTCATAGTTATCTGTATCGATAGCCGGTGTCGCTGAGGATGCCGTTGAGCCTATGCGCAACTGTTCACGTTCTTGGCTACCAGTAACAACATACCAAGTCGTTGTAGAGGTAACGTAGACTATCTCGTAATAACCATTTGGAGGTATGACGATGCTTGCTGTCGATCCACCAAGAATGATTAAAGAGTTTCCAGCACCTGGAGCCAGGGTAGCGCTAACGGTAGCATTGTTTAAGACGGCATTTATAGTTCCGCCTGCGGGTGATGCTGGAAGCGTCAGGGTAGTTGAAGCGGTAGATCCTGTAAGAACCGTATACTCATTTGCCGCTGCGGTTGCAGGTAGGGATGAAGTATTTCTAACTGTTCCCACCGAACTTGCCCCAGCGCCAGTGGCACCTGTTACCCCGGTTACTCCGGTTGGACCAGTTACTCCAACCGCACCGGCTGCGCCTGTTCCACCTGTTCCTCCAGTAACTCCCGTAACACCAGTAACTCCAGTAGGTCCTGTTGCCCCCGTTGATCCAGGGATATCGTAATTAAGAACAGTGTCGCCTGCGGTTGTGTCAATAGTACCGGCGTTTGTCACGTAAGTAACAGATATGGTATATACAGAACCAGTTAGCGAGGGGGTGCCGGTTAGGGTGAATATCGCGAATTGGGTTGGAGTAGAGTTGTTGTAAACCTTTACAACCCCACCGGAACGCATGGCAGCTAGCCACGTTGAAACATTAGTAGTTGGATAGTCTGCCTGGTTAACATAAATATTAGTGACCGAAGATACGGTGGCATTGTTGAAGTTCAATACACCGGCTGCAGGCGTTGAGGTTGTTGCCGTTGAAAACGTCCAATTAAATGCGTCTCCCCCGAAGTTCCCCTGAGGACCCGTTGTTCCCGTTACACCGGTAGGACCAGTAGGTCCCGTTGCTCCGGTGACACCGGTAACCCCAGCCCCAGTCACTCCCGTGACGCCAGTGGCCCCGACTCCACCCACGGCCCCAGTACCTCCAGTTCCGCCCGTCCCCCCCGTAACACCCGTGGGTCCGGTAGGTCCGGTGGGACCCGTAACGCCCACAAGTCCTGCTACAGAGAATGACCATGATGCAAAGGTTCCAGATCCAGATGTCGTGTCAACTGAAACTGTTATAGATGTGTTGGCGACCAGAGCGGTGATTACTCCTTCCATGTAGTCTGAAGGAGTGGTCGTATATGCCACGCGAACGCGCTGGCCGACTTGATATGCCTGAGTGGCCGCTACCGTCCACGTAGTAGAACCGGTAGCTATAAGCAACGATGTGGTAGAAGTTACACCAGAATATCCTGGTCCCGTAATTCCGGTCGGTCCTGTAGGTCCAGTAACACCGGTAGGTCCAGTAGGGCCGGTCGCTCCAGTGACGCCTGCTCCAGTTACTCCAGTGACGCCTATACCACCAATTCCTCCCGTGCCGCCAGTCCCTCCTGTCGGCCCAGTAACCCCAGCTGGTCCAGTGGGTCCAGTTACTCCAACAGATCCTGCAGATCCAGCGGCACCAGTACCTCCGGTACTTCCAGTACCTCCTGCCGGTCCCGTAACCCCAGTCGGTCCGGTAGCTCCAGTGGGACCGCCTGATGGTCCAGTTGCCCCTGCCGGTCCGGTTGGTCCCGAGGCTCCTGATGAACCTGCAGGACCACTAGGTCCGGTAGGTCCAGAAGCACCTGGAGATCCAACAGTCTGAAGACTACCGTTAGAATCATAAACCTTCCAACCATCACGGTCGAATGTGGCCGAACCATTAGCGGGAATGTTTAGGTTAACAATTAAGTTGGAGCCAGCCGTACCGTCTACATAAAGACTAATGTAAACGGATGAAGCAGAAGAGTTGGCAAGAAGGATGTGACTGATAAGAGCAGAGTCACTTGAAGGAGACAACATGGCGGCTACGGAACTAGACAATTGTCCCTGACCAAGGATCTCATATGTAGATGACCCTGGGACGTAAGAAGACCCCGTAAGGGTGTAAGTTACCACCGATGGGGTAACTGCTGATCCTTGTAATGTTTGTCCGCTGCTAAGAGTCAGCACTTATTATCCTCCGAGAAAAAATGGATCGATGTCTGATCCCCCACCTGATGATGAGGAAAACCCATAAAGGGCTAGTACTATTGGTGATGAACTACTATCAAATCCAATTGACACCTGTGTACCAAGTGGTGGCGCTACCGATCCGGGATAAGGTAGAGGATCTGAAACAGAATTTACTCCGAGACTTGGAATGTTAACCGTCATCATTCCAGACGGGATTGGCGAAGAAGACCCAAGCCCTAGAGATACATCAGTCTGTACTACTATTCCGTAGTATGTACCAGTGATCTGAGCAGCGTCAGCGGTGATACCATGCATTCTAAGCAATTGCTGAGCAAGAAGAGTACTAGCTGAATTAGTTCTTCCCATTTAGACGAACTTTGCACTAAGAGGAAATCCCGGAAGAGGAAGCGAGTTGGGCTCGTAAAGTTCAGGATATGGCGTGGGTACCTGAAGTGTCATGGTCGCCTGAGGATTGTAGAAGTCTCTCTGCATATCGTACACCATCCAGTATCCATCGGCTCGCCCCAACCCCGTGGTCTGGACTATTTCTCCGATGTCGTATGTCCACCCGTCTAACATGCACGTAACGGTGGCCTGGGCATATGGCTTGTTAACGTCCCAGTCGTAATCAATAAGCATGATGTCTGGACCGAACTCTTTAAGAATCGGTATCTTAGTTCCTGTCGTGCCCAGGGCCACATTAACTGGTGGCTGCGCGATTCCCTGCGGACTAGCAGTAAGAATTCCTAGCCAATATTCATCCGGTCCGAAATATACGGTTCCGTTATTCTCCCAAAGTCGCCATCCAATGGTGGAAGCGATTCGTGTCATACAGGTCCAGGAGTCTTCGAATGGGTCAACTGTTGTTCCACGTCCTAGACCTACGGCTAGCGGAGCCTTCCCCAAGAACCCGCTGATTTCACCCCAAATTGTTTGGTAGTCCGGCGCAACAAAACTGACCGGCGCGTAAGGAGAGCCAGAATAATTAAGAGCATACACCAAAGAAGCCATGAACTGAGTAACGGCAGTAGAGGTATAGGTTGTAGTTGTTCCTGGTGCGTTTCGCTGATTAGAGAGACGATAAACGGTTGTTGACTCAAAAGCTAGCTGCAACTGGTCAGACGCTTTTGTCTCTTGAGTGAACGATAGATGAACCTCACGTCCCTGGTCCTGAATTATTAATTCAGTTCCCTGCTGTACCACTGTTCGAAGCAACGCCCGAGTAGGGTCATTGGTTTGAAGGGTAACCGTGGTTACGCCATTCATATTCTTCTCATAAATTATGTCAGTAATTGCCTCAAGATAAGCATCAGACATTTCTGAGCGTTGTTGAGTAACTGGATTGACAAAAAGAAGGTCAGAAAGATTAAGGCTACCAAATCCAATGGTTGATAGAAGGGTATCAGATGCGGACTGGGGGAAAGTGAAGGCCGATGGAACGGCACCAGTGTTAGAAGTGGCTGAACGATTCACTGCTGGAATAGTCTTTGACGCAGCCATGTTAACTACTCGGTATCTTTATTGTTTTTCCTAATAGGGTTGTTAGAATCTGTCCAGGACTTCTCATGTTCAATGACGGGTCCCCACGATTGGCATCTATAATCGCTGATTCTGCTTTTGAAAGAGAGACTCCCTTGAGTTGTTGAGAGGCTATTTTTGCTAGTGTGTCTCCGGCCTTCACTACGTAATTCTTGGTGCTGCCCCCGGTGTTGGATTTTGCGGCGGTAGCAGCAGGACCAGATCCTGTTGCTAAGGACGGGAACGGAGGGTTATACTCATAGAGAGTAATGGTAAGTATCTGCTGGATTATTTGACCCGACTGGGAATCCCTCAGGGCGTCCCCGTGTTCCAATGAATACAAAACCCATGTCAGCTCCGTACCAAGTACGGGTCCGTGAACCTTTATGGTAGGAGGTTGGATTATTGTAGCATTAACGTCAGGAGCACTAAGCCACGAAAGCAACTGGTTAACGTCCTCGTCGGGAGTGGTAGCAGAGCGCGTTACCGATTGATCCATTATTGCCGGAATGACCAGTTGAAAAGGAGATCGGTCATACCACTGAGTTGCCGCAGCACGACGAGGGCGGTCAACTATTTGCCACCCACCTGATCCAGATACCTGGGTTAGGGGAATCTGTCCCGCAATACCCATGGTGACAGGATGGTAAACCTTGTTCGGGGAAAATGGAGTAAGGGTGAGAAGAGTCCGCTTGTTGGCCAAAAGAGGAGGAGCGCTATTTCTACTTGGGTGTGGCTGTGGGTTAAATCCAGTCATTACTTAGGTACTCCTATTTTCCCGTTTGGGTAGGGTGACTCACCTTGTTAATCATTGCAGCAAGACTACGGCTTTGTCCAGCCAGTGCGGAGGCGAACGCATTTCCGAAGGCCGCAGCACTAAGGTTTTTTTGATCGAATAATTGTGTCATGTTCTTATTGATCTGATCAGTCATGTCCTTAATAGTTTTACTACCTAGTTCTGTTTTCTTCCCATTCGCAATAATTTCTGATCTTAGTGCTTCAAATTTGCTGGCTTCTGTGGCGGCGGTTTTAGATGCCGCTAGGTACATTTTATCCGCCACCGGGCCAAGAGAGGTTTGCTGGCTTTTAGTAAAATCTTCTTTTGCTAATTTTATAGCGGTAGCTATTGTATTAGTAGCATTATTTTCCAGAAAAGACGCACTGTATTTTTTGGTTGGAGAAGTGGTTGATAGAAATTGATTTTCTGCTCCCCAGTTCACTTGACGAGAAATGGCTCCTTGTGCTGCCATAGTATCATTATAGTGTTTGTCTACTAATCCTGCACCAAGATACTTAACACCATTCACAGAATTCAACAAATTCTGAGCAGTGTTGTGAGCACCCACTACTGTCCCGTAGATAAGTCTTTGTATTTGAGAAGCCGAATCTCCATACAATCCTAGATAGTTCTTACCCTTACCTTGAGCACCCTGCAACATTTCCCTAATGGCTTTAGCCCAAGGAGTATTACCCTGAATAGATTTTCCAAGCAACACTTGATCTTTATAAGCTTGCTGACTGGCCGTAAGGGCTGCTCCTGAAAAGTTTGCCATTACTCCACCGACCAAAGTGGTGTTATTTAGGAAACTGCTTGCACCGGTCTTAGAAATTAAAGAATTTAAATTAGCGTTGTTAGTTAAAGCATATGCTTGCTTATAAACCGCATATGGATTTTGTTTTGCAACAACCGCCTTTGTTCCCAATGCAGATGAAAGATCTTGATGCAAATTCCACCACTGTAGCTTTTCAGCCATTGAAGCCGTTGAAGGGTCAAACCCCCCACTTAACATAGCAGCGATAGACTTCTTGATAGAATTTACTTTTTGCGTAGCATCTTGTATCGTGTTATAACTTACTACCGAAGGAACAGGTAGTGCGGCGGCGGCTCTTCCCCCTGAGAAGAGATGGCCAAGGAATCCCATAACTGGGCTCAGTCCCTTTATCATGTATGGCATAGCCATAGGAAGAACGGTTGCCGCTATCATGGCAACCCCTACTGGGCCACCGACTAATCCAAGCGCCCCTCCTCCCAGCCCTCTCAATTCAGAAAGTATCGACGGAGCAGCTGAAGAGGCGTCCTTTGCTCCGGTAGACAATAATCCTAATCCAGGAAATTTGTCCTCAGGAGTGTTCAGTACATACGGTTCTGGATATCCAGAAGGACCGTTACCTACTCCAGAAAATTCACTTGCAGCAGTCATCCCTTTTTGTCGATATAGCATAGCCGCTTGATCTCTCTGGAATAGTATAGAGGATGCTGCGCCGTAACTATTCCCCTGACCAACCAACTCTTCCATAGGTGACGTGGGTCCCATACGCGTTGGAAAAACCGGTCCCAATTGAGGTCCGTTCTTGTACAGGCTTGACATATCTGAACGAAAGGCTAAAACGCCTGCCTCTTCTCCAGCGACCCCACCTGCACCTGTTGCTCCAAGACCACGACCTAGCCCCCCAAGCTTACCCCCACTAGTCTCGATGATGGTGGTCTGCAGGCGAGCAGTATCAGCCTCTGCAGAAGTCATCAATTCGCCAATAGCAGCGGTAGTTTTTGTAGCACCCTCTACGGTAGCGGTAGCGACTTTTCCTTCAGCAAGTTGAAGGTCTCTAACTGCAGCCCCCAATTCTACCTGGGTTGATTTTCCTGAACTCACGTTATAGGCATTACGGAAGTATGAACCGCTAGTTCCATTAGGGTTTAGTCTAGTTAGCAACCCACCGTAGATAGACATGGCACCCTTGCCAAGTTCTGCGGCTTTGACTAGGGCCGCAAACCCAACAATTGCTGTTAGGGCAACTCCTATTTCATACAGAGCGGGCTTCCACGATAGTATTTTACCAACGAACCAAACCAGACCATCCACCACCTTGATAACGGCTGGGTACATAACCTTTCCAGCCTTCACCAAGTCAACGGTCAACGCTGCCATGGCCTTATCGAATCGCTGGGAGGGAGTGTTTTCTGCTATAGCATAAGATGAGTTATAGTATGCCTGTGAAGACTTGTTACCAATTGAGGTTTCAATACCGGCCAGGAGTTGAGGATTCTTTGTAATGGCTGCAATCGTAGCGAACTGCTTGGAACCACCGAACGCCTTGGTAAGGATAAGGTCAGTAATCCATTGCTGGTTAGCGGCAGTTAGACCACCAGAAGCTGCACTACCACCATGCTGCCATTGCTTCAGAACCGCAGCAGGCATTTCTCCAACAGCCCATGTTTCGAGTTTGTTGATCGCTGCCTGTTCTCCCGTTCCCCCCGGACGCGGATTACCTATATTGGTTCTATATCCAACGAAAGAAGTAGAAGGATTGAAGTGTTGTACCGCTGCATTAAATGCAGCCACAGCAGCTTGCAATCCACCCTTCGAAGAAATCAATCCCTGCATTTCTCCAGGTTTGATCCCTATCATGGCTTCTGCCAAAACACCTTGTGCGGAAGGGTTGGCAAGAAGGTTAATACCAGTCTTGACATAGTTACCAGCAACGTTTGCGGTGGTACCCATAGATGTCTGTAGGGCGATCCACGAAAGCATGTCTTTAGCGCTCATACCATTGGCTTTAGCGGACTGAAGGACACCTCGACCGATACCAGGAACCAGGTCATTAAGGCGCATGTCACCAGAACCAACGGCAGCGTTAATAAGGGCCGCTGCAGCAGCGGGGTTGGTTCCTACGCCCTTTAGGTTAGAGTTAACAAGTGCTACAATAACACGAGCGGCCTGTTCTGATGCTGCACCAGCCGGAACGTTACCCAGAACCTGCAGTTTGGTAACTGAGGTAGTAATATCCGCTAGTTGCTTTTTCGTCGCGCCAAGACCGTCATTCCAAGAAGCAGTACCAGAAGCCACACGATACAAGGAGTTAGCTACGTCATCGAGCTTAACACCAGTAAGCTTTGAGATATTCTCAGCCGTCTGGCTCAAGAACCCCATATTACTCGGTGCCACTCCAGCCTGAGTGACTGTCTGAGTAATGAGCTTATTAAAGTTCATGTACTGCTTAATGCCCTCGTAAGCAAGTCCACCAGCACCCAGAACTGTCCAGGTAGCGGCTTTCATAATAGCCGGGGTACCAAGAGCCTCTAGTTTGCTCATTCCAACGTAAGCAGATCCCAGGGCTGAATTTGCTGCCGCCATATTTGCAGCAAGCTCTTCTTGTACAATCATCTGCGCGCGTAGGTTTGCCGTAGCTAACTTAGCTGCATCCGCTTCTGATAGGATACTGTCTGCCGCGCCCTTGGCGGTATCACCTAGGGTCAAGTTAGAGTCCGAAAGAGCCTTGTTGGAGTCTGCTGCAGCCTTGGCTTCACCAGATTGCTTTCCAGCGGCAGCGGTGAGCTTGTCAACATTGGCTGCAGAGACTCCCGCGCTAGCCCCAACCTCATCTATAGACCCAGCCGCCGCCTGGGCGGTTGCATCTAGTTTACCAAGATTGTCTTCTAGACCAATTACGGCGTCATCCAACGCCCCCACCACTTCGGTGGAATCACCAGTTGTTACACCAATTACAATAGGTATGTCGTCGGGTCCAGCCATTACTTCCTTAAATACGAAAACCGCCACCCCGAAGGGCAGCGGTCTCGTGCCGCCTAAAAATATGAAGACGGAGTTTGGTTAGAGTATTTTGCTTAGAATTTTTGCCAGTTCGTAACTAGTAAGTTGCGAGAGAATTTTGTACTCCTCGAATTTTTGCTTACTACTTACCTCTATGGTCTTGTTGAGAATTGCCAAGCTAATGAGGTGCTCATCTCTGCCCTGTCCCAGAAGCTCCAGTGGGTCCATTCCGTGCATTAGTGCATAAGCACCCTGCTCAATAAATGGATCTTCCTTCAGGGCTTCTAAAAAACTGTGTCAGCCTCGTTATTGGAAACATTGCTCCATCGCAGAAGGCGTTCCGTAGTATCAACTAGGTCACCATCAGCAAAGTAGAACTTGCGGACAACAGAAATGGCGGGAGCGTGCTCATCTGGGATGATGTCCAATGCCTTAGCTAGGGCCATATCGAACTTGGTCCACTCACCATTGGGCTCGTCCTCGCGTAGTGAGAACTTCTCATCAGGATTTTCTGGGAAAACGGCGTAGATACCCACACAAGAGTTGATAAGAACTTCGGCATTGGCCTTTAGTCCCCAGTCTTTTTCCTTGGTCTTTGAGTGCTTGGTTACCGATGCGTTCATCAACGTGGTGTCCACAGGAGAGAAACGTACCCATACTTCGGGCTCCTCATAACGAGGTACTCGAAGATCGATGTGAAGTTTCTTTAGGATTTCAGCACGGCGACTCTTTAAAGAAAAAATAGGTGTCGCTGGCTTTGATGCCTCGACCTCTGGAGTCTTGTACAAACCTCCAAAATCACCCAAATCTTCTTGCAATTCTTCAGGGGCGTCGCCTTCCGGCTTCTCAATTACAAATTCAGTCATATTCCTCCAATGACTTTAGTGGTTAACCGCTAATGGTGTCCACTGATACAGTTACATCCCAGCTACGTACAGCACTTGAAGTCGAGTCAGTGTTTCCATCCTTGACAGAAGCAAGACGACCGCTGTACACACGGTTATTTCCCCATGCGAGACCAGTGTCATCCAGGGGAACCAAGGTGACGGTAGCCTGGGCACGACCAGCCAAACGACGCAATTGTGATTGTGTCAAAAGGTCCGCCTGCTCAAAAGCTTTAGTAAGCATGGCATCAGAGTAAGTTGGAAGTGCCGTGTACGAAATTTCGTCACCCATTCCTGCGGGGCGATACTTAGGCGGATTTGCGGTTACGTCTCCACCAGAGAACTTATCAAAAGTGATGTTTATAACCAGTCCGGCTAGGGCACCCGTTTTGAAAGGCGATATAACAGTAAGTTTTGGAAGCCACTGTTGTTCGGAACCGTAGGCACTGAATAGAGGATCAGCCATTTATTTCTCCTATGAAATTAGAAAGGGTTTAGGGCTGGTTAGGCCGGAAGGTTGGAACTTACCAAGTATTTGGTAACGTTGATAATAACGAATTCGGCCTGTGGGGAGAACTTCGCACCAACGTTGGCAATAATTTGACCAGCCGTGATGGTAGTAGGAGTATTAACAGAAGTACCCGTGTTAACAAAGAATGCCTCGTCAGCAGTAAGCCCGTAAAGAGATCCACGACCCCAGTAAGCATTCATCTGTCCAGCGATAGCACCATTAAATGCTGCGAACAATTGGCCCTTACCGTCAATCTCCTGGAATACGAATGACTCGCCAATGACATCAAGGTCACGAATGATTTGCATACGGAAACGAACATTGTTAAGAGGAACGAACGAAGGAGCGAATGAAAGGCTACGGTATCCGTAAAGGGCGATAACATTGATGTTCGGAACTAATTTGATTACACTAACTCCAGATGCGTTTAGAAGCGCACGGTCAGAAGTAATATAGGTCTGAGATACACCAGTAGCGTATGTAGATGCGCCATTGGTGGTACCAGCAGCGGATACGTTGCAGTCATTTGAAGCATCGTTTTTCGCCATTAAAGCAGCCGCCAGGGCAACAGGAGGGACGGTACGGTTAAATACCGTGCTCGTAGGAACAGCAGGGTTAGAATTAACGATTCCCGGAACAATTAACCATGGAGCGAACATAGCTGCATATGAAGGGTCCGTAGCGGCTGATTGAACGGTGTTAGCCTGAGTTACGATGGTCGCAGCAGTGGCAGTGTTTTGAGCGTCCAGTAGTGCCACACGGTTGAATGCCAAGGCGTGATTTACCAGGTAGCCAGCTGTAGTGGTTGATGTATTTCCTGGGTAAGAAATTTGACCAGGGCCGAGAATGTCTGTGAAGACTGCGATGGCAGCAGGTGTGTCAGCATCAGCAACTGCTACGTCGGTTCCACCTGTCATGTAGACGGAAACCGAAGAACCGGAGGCAGGCAGCACGGTGGTGCCCGACTGAGTTGATGCCACGCACATTGAAATGTAGGGAGGAAGTGAGTTCACCCAGTTAACGATGTCTGTGTTGGTTCCTAGGCTGGTTGCTGTTGCTAGAACGTTTCCATTGTAAGCCAGCGACGTTGCGTACACAGTAGTAGCGTTAACGGTAGAACCAGTAATGGTTAGGATTAGTCCATTAGCACCAGCATTTGATGAGTTAGCCCACGTTCCGCTACCAGCGGCGGTCAGCAAAAATAGTCCGCCAGTAGTGGTCGAAGTAGCAACCACACCGCTAGAAACAGAGGCAACACGAGAAACCCACGCAGCAGAACCACCCTCGCGGAAGAACACGTCAAGGGAGTCGTAAAGAAGGGTAGAGCTAACGTTAGCGTTAAGAATGTAGCGTCCAGTAACTCCACCAGAAACAATCTGGCCGAAGTAGGTATTGAAGTCATTCATTGACTTGATAGGAACTGCAATACCAGCTGGTCCAGCAGCCATACCAGCTACGAACCAGTTAGAGGTTGAAGTTGGGTTGGCAGGAGTCGTAGCGTTAGCGGTGACATTGATAGTAACGCCTGGGGCTTGGTTAGCCATTAGAGTTCTCCTCGGAGGTCTTTGTAGGAACAGTTGCCTGGTCCGTTAGAGTTTTAGTAAGTGGCTTCTTCTCGGTCTTTTCGTCCTCTGCCTTTTCGGCGCGGGCGATAGAGACGATTCCCTCTGAAGCATAATTCTGAATGAGGGGAGTATCTTTTACGGTGTACTCAAAACCTGGGCTCAAAGGTTGTCCCTCATTACCGAAAATTGTATGTGACGCAGAGACTCGTATGTCAATATTTGCCATTAGTCTATTGCCTCTTCTGTTATAGTAATATCGTAAGTTTCCACGTCGGGTTGATCTGGTACGGGCTGAAGTGTCGGACCCGTGTTGGCACCTACTGGTGCAAATTGTGACGCAGGAAGTCCACCGAAAGGTTTGTTGACGTTTCCAATCGTAACAACGAAAGTAACGTGAGCAATTCCAGTGGTTCGAGTAGAGCTGTGTTCGCCCTCTAAGTACTCCTCACCCTCCCACGTAGTGGTTTGAGCGATACCCCCTAGTCCACGTTGCTGCAAAATGAGCGAACGCAAAGTAGTGGCGTAGGCGTATGTGAGTGCTTGAGTTTCTTGCCAGTCTTTAGAACCGTAAACGAAGACCATGACGTTGACTCGCCATTGCGCCCTGACTCCGGCCTGAAAATTTTCAGGAGTTCCAACAGTGTGAGGAACGTTTACTAGAATTTGGCACTGCTGACTACTGCTTAGTGAGCGATAGTCTGGTTCGGTACGAAATTGAGGAACATCGGTTAGAATTTCTCCACCGAGTTTACGATTCATTTCAGCGATATATGTAGGAAACCATAATTCTAGAGTCTGGTAGAATGCTTCCTGCACCGAACCACCACCAAAAAAGGGGCCGAACTGATTGTCGGTGTACTCTAGGTTCCAATTTTTCCACCAGGGGGTAACGGGAGTAGTGCTCACAATTAACCCAATCCTGGATTGTTGGCCTTATAAAAGTAAGACTGTTTTAGGCCAGAGGTAGACATACCATCAAAGTTAGAGACATGAAAACGACCTACACGCTTAGCGGCTGCATCATAAGCCCTAGCGTTTGCGAAATTTCCCTTCGCCCCCGACACGACATCCTTATACTCCTGTTGAAGTCTTTTAGATTCGGTGGTACGATGATCCAAATTCATTCCACGAATCTTTCGATTCTCGAAGTTAGCGTAATCTTTGGCTTTGCCTTCGGTGCTTACTTCAGAGAATTTACGACTATGAACATGATCTTTAGAAACGAATCGTCCGCGCTCGTCACGAATTGCTGGAGCGGTTGGACCTTTAGCCCTGAAACCCGCTGCATCACTTTTATTAAATGGTTCCTTCACCCAGCGCTTAGCTATTTCATTTGCCATCAGGCGAAACGTTGGACTTATCTGTACGAACTTGCGAGTTTGATTATTGATTGCTGCGTAGTTAGCATTACCCTTAGGTCGATTGTACCCAGCATTCTTAGGGTTAATCTCAAGAGTAATCTCTTTAGCGAAAAAATCAATAGATCCATATTTGGGATTGATAGCGGAAGCGCGTAGGTAGCCGAAGCCAACCAACACATCTATACCAACACCACCACTAGCATCAGGGTATTGATGACGCCTTATTGTTGCATCGCTCCATGGAGCCCATACGGCTGATACGCCGAACTCTGGAGCCGACCCATGACCAGCAAACACTGCAGCTTCCATTGTCTCAAATAGAATAGCAATCTGGCTAAGTGCCGGACCTGGCTCTAGAAGCCGTTCACGAACTAATCCAAGTTTTACACTGAGATTTTGGATGGCGTTACCATCAACATAAACCCCGCCAGTGGCGCGAGCCATTCTAGCCCCTTACCCAGCCGCCTAAAATAAGGCTAATCTGAGCATCAAGTTCATTAAGATCCATCTCTTTACGAAGCTGCGGCTCTAAGTCGAGGATGATAAACTTGATGGCTTGCAATATACAGGCACGGCGTAAGTCTGTAGGAATTCCTAAAGTATATCCACCGTCATAAATGATCTGGATTCTCGTTCCTTCTGGAATGAAAGTTCCCAAGCGGAACCATAAGTGCCCATCAGTGCTATCGGGTCCTAGGACTCCACCGTTTTGGAAGTAGATTGGCTGGGTGTCACCAAACGATCTGTAAATCTGCATCGATTGAATGTTATATGTCCACAACTCTGGATAAAGAGGAGCGAACTGATCTATCCAGCAGTGACGTACAAGATTGTCTGAGTTATAGGCTTGCGCCTGACTCATACCGATTGATCCCGCGAAAGACAATGGTGTATTGGAGTCAACACCAAACTCGGATGGGTCAATTCCAAATAAACGATCTTGATAAACATGTCCAACGAATGGAGCTAGACGACGGCCCACACGAGTCTCAATGTGACGAGTGGCTTCTTCCAGGGTTTCCTGAAGAACTTGTGAATCAATATTCCGTACAATCTCCGGGTAACGAATCTGGAGTTGTTCAACAGTGGCCAGTGTCGGTTGAACTGTGGCCATAGTTTACTTATTCCTTTGACTGTTGCGTATTGCTGTTAGCAACCTTAAGGGCCTCAGTGAGATCGTCGTCAGTTGCTGGCTCCGGCTTTTTCTTAGCCACCTTTGATTCTGGCTTTACCGGCTCTTCGGTTTTTGCGGGCTTTTCAGCCTTCTTTTCTTTTGGCTGCACGACAAAAAAGTCGTTGCCGGTAATGCCCAGTAGGTGATCAGCGTAACGAGTCTCAACTTCTTGAGCGCCGTCCTCGCCTCCTACTTCCCAATTAACTCCAGGAGCAGATCCTGGTTCCGTTTTGGCAAGTAATACTGTCTTTCCCATATATTCCTCTTTCGTTCAATAAACCAAAGCTGGCGGGGAGGTGGAGGAATGGGCACTCCCCGCCAGCTTTAGAAAGTAACTACCGACTATTCAGTTACGTAGCTGGGTGACCAAGCTTGGGTTGGGTTGTAGCCCGCTCCAGCAGTCTTGTCCAGGGCGCAAATGACGTTAGCGATACGGCCAATCCACTTAGTGGCACGAACAGCCAGGGTGCAGTCCGTCACGAAGGCGAACGGCAAGCTGTCAGGCGATGAAGTGGTTGGGTACAGATCGATAGTACGCATCTCACGAACGTAAGGACGAACAATGTTGTTCGCATCACGCGAGATAAGGTAGATGTTCTCAGTACCGGCGCTCAAAGGCTTAAGGCCAGAGTTAGTGTACACGTAGGTTGAAGGCGGAGTTGCCTGCACGTTGGTGCCGTTGTAGGCAACTAGTGTGGTTCCGTTGTCAAAGATCTTCGTCGTGTTCCATTGGACCGAAGAGGAGTCCAGGAAGGTTCCGTCAACGTAACCCAGCAACGTCTCGGCACCGGTAGCTGTGCCACGGTATACCTTGAAGTGCGTAGGCTGAGAACCCTCAGGGCCGCTTGGGTAGGTGTAGGTCAAGGATACACCAGCCGTTGAAGGCGTGGCATTTACTTCGACTGAAGCCTGAATTTCACCAAAACGGGCAATGACTGGAGCAACGCGGTAGAAGTACTGAGCATTAAGCGTACCAGTACCGTTGGCGGTTGCTACGACGGTTCCCATAACGTTGCTACGGGCTGACAGGAATGTTGACTTCACAAGAGGAATACCCTTGTAGGTGTCACAGATAAGTCCTGGAGAGATCTCAACAGTGCTCACGAAGCGCTGATTAATCAACGACAACTGAGCCAAGCGAGAGATAGCCGTAGGCGAAGCTACGAACATCCACTGGTCACCCATGATAGGCTGCGCAGCGTTCTGCTCAACTAGGTCGATAGAAAGGTCCATCAGACCGTAGGACAGGTAGCTTCCACCACCGTCAATAACGTTCTGGTCGATTCCATCAACCCATGGGCTGAATACTGGAGCACCCCAAGTTGAGGCACCACCGTAGTTGTCGATTCCTCCGCCGCCGACACCCTGGTTAGGGCCACCGGTTGAAGCAGAAGAGAACGATGAACAGATGACGTCTAGACCGTCGAACTGCGGAGCAGCCCCATTAACGGTAGGCGTAGCTGCACCCCAAAGCACAGCTGTCTCGATGTCCCAGTACAGACCAGTGGCCGCACCCTCAATTTCTGAGGCACGAATGTCACCAATCGACTTAGACGTAACTGCCTGGGCGTAACCAGTGACAGCACCAACAACCTGGAGCTGCTTCAACTGGAAGTTCTCCTGGACATAAGTAGAAGTCGTAACTGGGCGAGCGCCACCATCGGTAACGAATCCACCGGCTGGGTTAACAGTACGCTTGTTGAAGTAGTAGACCGTTGAGTCCCACTTCTCGGAAGGTAGTGCGCGAACCAACGGCGCGTAACGGCGCTGGTATTCAAGCAATACGGGGTCAATTTGCTTAGCAACGAGGGCGGCAGCGCCCGCAGCTGTTAAGGCTTCTTGTAGTTCAGTAGTCATTATAGGCTATCCTTGTTGTTAGAAATTGTTAGAGTCGAGTACTTCTAGTAACCGTTAGCAGCGTCGGCCTGAGCCAACTTGCGGTTCCAGTTGGGCTGGAGTGCCCATGCTGCACCAGCGATACGGCGGAAAGAGGTAGCATCTAGCTTGGCTAGCTCAGACTCTTCGAGCGTGTCGTCACGGGTTAGCACAGCTCCGATGTTGGAACCAACTACACCCTTGCGGGTAGGAGCGGCTTCGTACTCAGCCTTGGCAATAGCCTGGGCCTCAGTAACAGCGGACTTGGCGGCGGCAACGGCCATAGCGGTTGCCTCTTCGATAGTAAGAAGTTGTGGCTTAGATGCTTCAGCGACAGCAGCGGCCTCTGCGGCAGCAGCCTGTTCTGCGGCTTCGGCAACGGCAGCGGCCTGAGCAGCCTTGTCGGCGGCTAGGGCAGCAGCTACGGCTTCTGCAACTATCTTGTTGATGTCTTGGGCCTCAGGGGCAGCAGTTACGACTGACTCAGTGGCAGCAGTCTCCGCAGCCAACTCTTCGGCAGTCTTTTCGATGGGAGCCGTCATGGCTTCCTCCTTGTTGGTCTGGATAAGGGCGTCGTCAATCGACTCCGCCGTTGGTACGGGTGCTCCACAAGTGGGGCAATACATGTTTCCGTCCGCTAAGGGACCGTCACAAAGTAGGCATTGAGAGTTGGAACTCTCGTCGCTATCACTGTCACTTGAGTCCCCACCAGCGAGATCTATATCTCCATCGGCGTCAGGGTCAAGTGCATTAAGGGCAATAATGGCAGAAGCGGCTACGCGCATAGCTACTGCAGCCAACTTTCCAGCATCATCGGTAGAACCAGAGATACTTACGCTTCCAGCGCCATTGTAAATACTCATTGATGCGTAATCTTCTAGAATCCCCTGAAGGTCAGATACCATAGAGTTAAACTCTTCGGTAACGTTAATCCCCAGTTTCTTTGCCGCACTCTTAATACGAGACTTAACTCGACTTAACTGAGCGGAGGTATAGGCAGAAGCATTAGAGGCAACATTGATGTAGGCCCAGGCAGCACGAACGTGCTTCTCGGTATCGATTGGATAGCGCTTCTTTTTGTCAGATTGATAGCCAGGATCAGCATATTTAACATCGCCGTAAGGTTCAGCAGAGTCCTTTTCCAGGACTAAACTTACAGCCTCATTAACGGCTTCCTTGATTAGACGAGACTTCTCTTCTTCCGGAGTCTCTTCATTGAAGAGTTCTGTAATCTCTGCTTCGTCAATTGACTCAAAGAATATGTCAGACATTCCACCGTCATACGATTCTACAAAATTAGCGCTCTCAATTTGAGCGCCCTCTACGCCGGGGCGAGAAGTAAAGTCAATACCGACAACAGCCATGTCATCAGCAGTAACTACACCATCATCGCCTTCGGCATACTTAGGCTGGCTCATCCACCCACCACGGATAGAGATGCCTTTCACGAACTTGCCTACAGTGCCAACGGCCACATCTCGACCATTAGTGGTATTGGCGATGTCGGCTTCGAAGTAGGCTGAACCATCAGTTCTTTGCAGAACCTTGGTAACACGACCAACAGTAGCATTCGCATCATCGCCATAGGCGGCAGCGTGACTAGTGGCCATAGTAATTGGTAATCCAGTGGGGCTTTTTATAGCCTCCTGCATTCGCGTCACGGCTTTTCCGATATTTTCCGTCGTATAAAGACGCTTATTTTTGGAAACTCCGGGGCGGAGAAAGGTGCCCTTTACAACGGCAGCTGTGGTCGCGGATTTTGTCACGCGGTCTCCTTGAGAACTATTTAGGAATTATGAAGTTGCCGCTCTTGCGCCAGTCCTTCAAATGAAGAAGCTTCTTTTTACGAGGCTTAAGGATCTTGTGAAACCCACTAGAATGGCGAGCCTTGCCCCAAGAAGTGCGCATATCGAATCTCCCAGGGGAAATTTCAGATATGAACTTTCGGTTCCTACCAGTCATATGATGAAAGGTGGGCTTGCGCTTAGCATCGTAATGCATCCACTTGCCGCCCAGAACGTGACCCTTAGCGCTGTTGATATAATCATCACGCATCGCACGGTCATCGGCAGCACGAATTTTCTGCGCCACAGTATGGTAACCAGTTTTTACTTCAGCACGAGACTTGGTTGCACGGGCATCTTTAGCAGCTAGTTTCTTTTCCTGATGAGAGAATCTGTAGGCCAACAACTGGTAGTAATCTCTTGTTACCACGAGTTAACCAATCGACTTAGAAACCAGAGCGGAGGCTTTGGATGCAGTCAATCCAGAAAATGTATTGTACGAAGAGGTTAAAGAGACACCCATTAATGCTTCGCTATCAAGATTTTCTGGTTCTTGATCCGTTATCGTGGTAGATGTAGTCTCCGTCGTCTTCATCAAATGACTCTGTTCCGTTAGGAGCTTTTGGAGCCTTTTGGGCTGTAGCTTTTTGTCCGAGCTTTGGCTTTATAGCACCTGGATTGGTAACCGGGGCCTTCATGCTGTTTTTCCCGGTCGCGGAAGTAGTGGGCTTTAGGGCCGGAGTACCAGTTCCATCATTAGGAGCAGACTGAGCCTGAGCAGCAGCAAGATTGGCCTTCGACAGATCGTTAAGATCTTCCCACAGAACCATATTCTGACGGTCGATCAGTACTGGGTCATTGCCACCATCAACAGGAGGCTCACCAATATCGGCACGGGCACGATTAAGAACCCAGCTACCATTACGAATACGGAGGTCACGAATCTGCTCAATAACCATGTCATCACGCCAGTCAACAACACCGAACTTAATAGTCCAGTCTTTGACACCGTAGGCTTGGTACATTAAAGCAAATGAGAACTTTTCAAGGATCAATTCCTGTAAAGGACCAATGGTGTTAATGCGATATGTACGGTCCTGGCTTGAGCCAGTTCCGCCACCAATATTTCCAGCCTCAATAACTCCAACCTTAGAAGGTGGGATTCCGTAGGCGGAAAGAATTTCGTCACGTCGCTCTTGAAGGGTTTGCAGCCAGAAGGAGATCTGGTTCGCACCAAGCTCCTTAACAACAGCGCCACCCTTGGTTTCGAACAAGTTTCCAATGTTCTTTACACCAAGGTTACGAATGTTGTACTGCTGCTGGAACTTCTTCATTTCAGATTCGGGCAATGCAATCGGCCAGTCAACCCAGGCACGTAGAGGATCTCCGCGTTTGTAGGTTTCCTTTAGCAGTGCTGAAGCGAATAGCCACGTCGTAATAGGAAGGATGGCCTTTTGAGTAGGTGATACTCCATACAAGGTGTCACCTGGAGAGTCATACTTAACGTGAATAACTTCTTTTGGTTGGAACCATGCTTCGCGATTAGTCTTCGTCTTTTGGTAATAACCTTTTATCATTCCGTGCTCGTCGGCCAGAATGGTAATTGTAGTAGGGTCAAGAGAATATAGAGCAACAGGCTCACCCATTCTGGACCATACCACTTCAGTAAAGGAGTCGCCAAACACCAATAGGTCGGTGGCCACTCCACGCATCAACTGACGTATATCCTGATAAGGATTTACATAATCAAAGAGATTTTGAACGTTTTTTACTTCTGAAGTTGCTTCAGGCTGTTCTAGATCTGAATATACTCCAGTTACTGGAACAACCTCGATACCGCCAGCAGTAGCAGTTCGAGCGATAGCATCTACGGCAGCTGAAGACCAGGTGCAAGTCATATATGACTGCTGCATTGTCTCCATGAAGGAAGCGCGGTCCATTGGACCAGAGTTGCCCGACTCACCAGAGTTGTATTCGTTTGATCCCCCGATAGGGACACCAACCATGAATCCGCCGCGAGCGGGATCAGACTTCTTACGGCCCTCTTCAATGGCGAACGATTCAGCGCCACTATTAATTTCGTCAAACGCACGCATCAAGGATGAGACAGCCATTTAGTATCTCTCTTTGAAGGGGCTGTCCCAGTTGCCGCCGAATAATTGGTCGTAGGTCTTAGCCGGTCTGATAGGTTGGTCTTCTTCTATCTCTTTTGTAGAGGGGTCGCCGGAGAGGGGATAATCGTCATAAAGAACTGGTCTAGCAAATGTACCAACTGCCATGCATACATAACGCCATGCATCAGCAATGTGGTCTTCGACGTTAAGGGTAGCCGCATCTTCTGGTTTCAATGGGTTACGAGTGAGTGCTGGAATCTGTTCGATGAACATTGGGCACTTATCTTCAAAAACGTGAACCATCGGGCAAGTATCCCAGCCCTTGGCACGGTGGATGGGACAGGCTGGACCCTCGTTAAGATATTGGTGGCAGAGTGACCAACCGTTAGTACGGTCGTGGTCGGCCTTGTAGATTCCGCAACCCTCTAGGCCATAAGAGTCAGCTATAGAAAGCGGTGTACCGTTGTTGCCCCACATTGAAGGGTCGGCAACTCTGATAACACTAGTCTCACCAGCACTCTTCTCCGCGTCCAGAATGTATCTTGCCTGGTCACGAGCTTGAAGTCCGGGGGCAGATATCTCTCGATACACCCACATTCTTCCGTCAGGATCGGGGGCTACCCAAACGCAGGCGAATGGGTCTAGTGTTCCATAGTCAATTCCAGCATAGCGTTGCCAGTCCTGAGAAATCTCAAAAGACTTAACTACGTGGCGTCTGCTATCCCATTGCATGAAGAACTGTCCGACCATTGCGTCCCAGTCACCATCACGCATGGCCTTACGGCGCTGTGGATCTTCGATGCTGTCTACTACATCAACATAATCTTCATTAAGATGAGGATTATCTGAAAGTTGAGATTTTATAAAGGCGACTTTACGAGTACGACCAGTTTTCCCAATAGGTTCTTTAGCAAATGCTAATTTTCCCTTTTGAGTCGGTGTAATGAAACGATCTTTAAGGTACTTGTGAGCCGCCCCACCGGGGTTCGAACTAATACGAATCCCAATGATAGGAATGAGTTTACTTGCACCACGAAGGCGTTCTTGTAATTGCTGGATAACGGCGGGTGGCATAAGAGCACCCTCATCAACATATAATGCCTGGTATTGTCCACCCTGAATGTTGGTAACATCCTGAACGGTCTCAGCATAAACAAAGTTTATGATAGAACCATTAGGAAAACTAAGAGTTTTCTTGGTTCCATTCCAGCGTGCTCCGAGTGCTTTAGCACTTCCCCACTCAGCATGAAGGGGAGCTATAAGGGATTCTTCAAGTTCTGGATAAGACCGTCGAACAAGTGCAATTCTCATACCAGGATAGTTAACGGCGTTATAAATAGCGTCGTGAAGCATGGCTGCCGATTTTCCGCCGCCTATGGCACCCCCGAAAAGTATACTAAATATACCACTTTCGGCTTTTGATGCCTCGTGGAAAACAGCCTGTCTGGGAGTGGGAACATATCCCAATGCAGCAAACGTATCAATCTTCGCAGGCATTACGTTCTGTGAAAGGATATCACCGAAGTTGGCCATTAATGGAACCAGTATAGGACAATAGCGAAAATGAGTATCGCGGGAAGGAACTTAATTGAAAAAGCTGCGCAGCGTAGGAGTAAGGACATCGAATTAACGTGTCCTATTCTAGCGGCAGTCATAGAAAGGTTTAGACTTGCATTGGTGTCATTGAACGCTTTGATCTTCTCGTACTCCGCATCGCCCATAATTATGCGGGACTGTATTTCATTCTGCCCCACAATGATGTCGTGGGCGTCAGCCATTACTTGAAATTCTTTTTCGTAGTAGGCATCGTCTCGATCTTCTGTCACTTAAAACCCCATAAAATCGGTGTCTTCATTGGACATTAGAGAGCGCACAAACATTGACTTACCTTCCCATTGCACATCGGGAGGAAGGCGTTTTAGAGCAGCAATTTGCCAGTCTTCCATACCGTAATATCTCAAGTCACTCTCCGAAGGGGAGCACGGGCACGGTTCAGGCAAGGCGCAAAAATCACAAATCTTATTCATACAATACCACGACTTTTCTAAATGTCAAGTGTTTGACTTATATATCTTGGCGTGGGTAAATCGGTAACAAGAATTTTGCCCTCGGAGTTACGGGTAGCATTGAGGTAGCTGATGTAGCGTTGTCGATCCGGGTATCCGTTTTCCGCCCATCCCAAAAAACATTCGCTACATAGGCCGGTCTTGCTTATCGGTAAGATACCACATGCCTCACAGGGGGCCGTAGTCTCACGCCCACGTTTTTTCTCGACACCGGAGCGGAGAAAGGTAAGGCTCTCTGCGGCCATTCGCAGGTATTCCTCTGCCTTGAATATATCACGTTCGATCTTTTTGGTCTCATCGCGAACCGGGTCTGATTGTTTCTTTTTAAACCCATTGTTTTCAGCCGCGCGCTCTGTAGGCGTCAGTTCTGAATTGGAGCCCCGGCTAAAACCAACGATGGAGGAGCCGGTGCCAGAAGCAGCATACGTATCGACACCTACTTGATCCCTACGAAACAGTTCCTCTAAATGATCTTCTTTTAGTTTTACCAGAAACTTATTGATATTTTCCAGTGATTCTAAGACGCGCTTTTGACGTTGTTGCGCTCTCTGATTAAGACCAACAGCCACTGTTTTCTCCAAACTTTTAATAAAGAATCGGAGGAAATTCTAAGCTTGGTATTAGACTATCATACGACTATGGCATTTGTCAAGTGTTTGGATGTAAATGTGCTGATCGGAGGTTCTTCAGCTCAAAAAGTATTTGTGCCAGGGTGGATAATTCCATGGTACAGTAACTTTGAGATACATTCTTACGTATCCTTTTATGCACTACCACTCCCGGCTTCCCGGTTTTTGCAGAGGATTTTCCAACCTGCTCTAACCAAATCGGTAACGTCATTTTGGCGACCGACTTACACTCAATGGTCATAGGTAAGTTGGCTATGTCCCCCAGCGCGGAGGAGAAAGACTCTCGCTCGGCTTCGGGGAATCCGTTTTCCTTAAGAAAGTCCCTTACCAGGTTTTCATACGCCGTACCCTTGGCGCGAGATTTAGACATCGTGAATAGTACTCAACGCCCAAGCAGCCTCGTCTTCCATGCGTAAAATACTTTCGTCGCTGACCAGGGGATGTGCAGATCCTATGGGTCGATCTTCCCCTTCATGAAAAATAGTAGTTGGTAGATCTGAATAGTCGTGTCCCAACGGAAAGGGGTGTTGACCCCCCATGGGAACTAGGGTTGGCGCTGCACCGCTCCACATATATCCGCAAACCTCACATGAATATTCAATAGAATCTTCCAGGGAAGTTAGACGTATGAGTGCTCGTACCGTAGTCTTTTCTGTAGTTGCCTTCCCCGGCTCTGAAATCTCTTCATAAGTTATTATGGTGTCTGAAAGATTAAAGGTTATTTTACAACGTGGGCAAGTAACTACACTTTCCGAATCAGGAAAGGCAGGAGAATTGAAAACCAAGTCTTCTAATGTCTTAGTATACGGACTTTTTGGTATAGCGTCCCATGGGCCACCTACGGTAGTCATTATTCAAGCTCCTCAATAAAGGTTTTTGCCCCGCGCCAAAGAACGTGGACTGGCCAAAAGAAAGCCTCGCCCAAGATTAGGGGAATGAAAGAAGCGAAGGTAGTCTTGGTGCCATGGGCAATAAGTACTTGTGCGCGTTTACGATTACAGAGAACGGTATTTCTCCATATAAGAACTAGTACTATTACTCCGTAAGCTATTGCTACTATTTCAAGCGGGCTCATTGGCCACCTCCTCTGATGATTTTGTTTTTAAGTCACACAAACTTGCTGCTGTTATGGCTCCCCCGTGAACGAAGTTTACACCATTTTTTTGCATTCGTTCTCCTCCGCTTACCGCAAAAACCACATTTGGTATTTCTCCGCGTTGAAGAAGATCTCGAAAAGCGCTCTTAATAGCTGGCGTCATTTCGAACATCGTGTAAATTCCGTTCTCGTGAGCTACTAATCTTCCTGATCCTATAGGTTTATTTACATCAAAGTTATGATAGAGTGGTACTATATGTGGAACGCCTACGTCAATAAAAGTTAGCTCGGGGGAAGGGGAATAGGCAAGCGTGACCGCCACATTACCTCTACGATATTTATCTAAGAATGACTGCATAATAAAAGTGTACCACAACTTCTACAATAAATCAAGCCTTTGAAGGTCTAAACACTTGACAAATAGGAAAACATGTGCTACACTACTCTACATATGACAACTACCCCAACTCCACTCGTAACCACTGTTGTACGTAACACTTTCCGCGCCTTCGTGGCTGCGGTAGTTGGTTCTGCACTTGCATGGTTAGCCACTAAACTAGGGCATTTTGATACAGGTTATCTAGCCCTTCTAGTGCCCGTAGCGTCCGGTGCGTATTACACGGCGATTACGGCGTTGGAAAAGAAGTTCCCGTCACTCGGCTGGCTATTGGGAGTTCTTCCCCAACCGAAGTCGAATCCGGCACCGGCCCCCACACCAGCGCCAGTTGTAACACCACCTGTAGTAGGAAGTACCGAAGTAAAGTAGTAGCCCGTAGCGGGAGGCTGGGGCTGGTGCTCCGAGAACGCTCATAACGTTTTGACCTGTGTTCGATTCACAGTCACCGCCACTAATAATGGTCGAGGAGCGCAAGTTCCAGTAGTTATCTTTCGGGAGGGAAAGGTAGTTATTGGTTCTTGCGCTCTTTTGTTTTACATGCCCCGGAAGCACAATTGGACGTGCACCTGATTTGTAACCAGGCGGCTTTCGGTTCAAACCCGAAGTGGGGCACGCATTCCCTTGTAGTTTAGCGGGAGAACTCCAATTTCGTGAATTGGAGGCGGCGGTTCGAATCCGTCCGGGGGAACTGAAGTACTAATGCCTTTTTAGTTCAGTGGTGGAATACTCCCTTGGTATGGGAGGGGTCGGGAGTTCGATTCTCTCAATTGGCACGGGGGGAAGCGGGTTCTAGGAGCCATTTCCCGCGAAGTAAGATTGTAATGCAGTTGTAACACAAAGTAGCAGAAGTTATGCTATACTGTAATCGTAGTAAATTATCGGGTTGTAGTTAAGTGGTATAACACCTTCCTTCCAAGTAGGTGTCGAGGGTTCGATTCCCTCTTGCCCGACGAAGTAACAAGTCTTAGTAGTTCAGCGGAAGAACGCCTGGTTGCCAACTAGGAGGCTCGCAGGTTCGAATCCTGTCTAAGGCTCGAAGTAATAGGTACACCCACGGTCTCGGTGGGGCACGGGTGATGAGTGAACCCATCTTATTACTTCACATGGTCTGGTCGTCTAGTGGCCTAGGACGCAAGGTTTTCACCCTTGTAGCCGGAGTTCGAGTCTCCGTCAGACTGCTAGTGGTGTAAGCGCACGCCGTATTAAGTACCCTTGGACGCAAGGATCGAGATACGGAGGATGGGGGTAGCGTCCCAGGGTACTTGCTGTTATCGTCTAGTGGTCAAGACGCAAGGTTCTCAACCTTGTAAGAAGGGTTCAATTCCCTTTAACAGTACGAAGGGCTTTATCCCCAGATCACAGGGGGCAGTGGACGCAACGTGGGTCCTTCAACATGGAAGCGTGGCCGAGCGGATTAAGGCTGCAATCTTGAAAATTGATGTGGTGCTGAGCCACCGTGGGTTCGAATCCTACCGCTTCCTCTAGTAGTAAGAAGTAAAGCATGGTTCTGTAGCTTAGTTTGGTTCAAAGCGCTACCCCGTCAAGGTAGAGATCATGGGTTCAAATCCCATTAGGACTGCGAGGGGGGAGGTTGCTGGTTCGAATCCAGCCTCTAGCCAATGGTGTAAAAACCGGAGGGCTAGTGTAGCTCAACGGTAGAGCGCCCCCCGTGTTCGAAATATGTAGTATCAACTGGTTGTGGCCTAATGGTATGGCACTCGGTTTGGGACCGAGGGGCTGGAGGTTCGAATCCTCCCAATCAGACGCAGTATTTTAACCCTCTGTGGCGTAACCTGGTAGCGTTACTGGCTTTTACCCAGAAGGTGGGAGTTCAAATCTCTCCGGGGGGACTATTTTGCACCTTAAACCCTTGACAGAGGGTGTATAGTGTAGGTATGAAAAGAGTAACAGATAACGAACTAAAAGAGGCAGTTTTAACATCTACTTCTATGGGGGAAACACTAAAGAAACTTGGAAGAATACCACATGGTAATATGTACAATTCTTATGCTGCAAGGGCTAGGTCTGCAGGGATAGATACAAGTCATTTTGTTCGAGTTGACACGAAAAATAATCTAAAAAGTAAACCCAGTATGTTGTTACCAGAAGTTTTAAAGATACATCCGAAAGAAAATTTAAGAGTTTCAACCTTGAGGCTACGTAAGGCAATGTTTTCTGTAGGAGTTTTACATAAGTGTGCTGGTATGAACTGTAAGGTTGGCAATTCTTGGAATGGAAGAGAACTAGTTCTTGAAATTGATCATATAAATGGAGAGAAAAATGATAATAGAATAGAGAATCTTCGTTTTCTTTGTCCTAATTGTCACTCTCAAACAGACACTTTTAGAAATAAGAAAAAATGGGAGTGTGAAAAATGCGGGTCTAAAGTAACTAGAGGCTCTAAAACACTTAGATGTCGTGGATGTTCTAATAGGCCCACCAGTATAGAATGGCCTTCTATTGAACAACTTCTTGAAAGTCTTGAATCAACGAGTGTGTATGCTCTTGGTAAAAGTTTAGGAGTTAATGGAAACTCTGTGAAAAAACACTTAAAAAAACATGGAGTTTGGGTACCACGCAAGAGAGGACCAGAAGTAAAGAAGTAAAATCATTCCAGTTTAACAATCAGGGCGAATGTGCGCGGCTGTTAACCGTGATAAAGAGTGGTTCGATCCCACTAACTGGAGCGTAGTAATAATGGGCGAGTATGCAAACGGCTGAAGCAAGCACGCTGTAAACGTGTGACGTAAGATACGATGGGGGTTCAAATCCCTCCTTTCCCACCAAGAAGTAAACTATGACTTGTGCCAGAGCGGATATGGGCTAGCCTCTTAAGCTAAGATATTCGGGTTCGACCCCCGGCGAGTCAACGAGGGACGTTTTTCCCTGGGAGTTGATCGACCCAAGAAACGTGGCATCCTGGAGAGACGGGACTTTATGGGAGTGGCTTATTGGCTGCCAGTTGGTCTCCAAAACCAGCGTTGTAGGGGTTCGATTCCCTTCTCCCGTGCCTCATGGGTCCGTTTTTTGCCCCCCAGCGAAAAAAGACTTGACAGTTTAATGAATGTGTGCTATACTAAATACGTACCGGTTCTAAGAAAAATGACGGCTCGGAAAGACGAGTACATGGTGGATGTAGTTCAGTGGCAGAACGCAGGGTCGTGGCCCCTGTTGTCGGGAGTTCGATTCTCCTCACTCACCCCTAGTCCTCCGCGCGGAGATATGAATCCGAACGATTTCCGCGCGGGGGCGGCAGAAAAACGATGTGGTGTAGTCCAGAGGTTAAGACGCGGCGCTGATAACGCTGAGAAGAAGGATCGTTACCTTTCGCCACTACGAGGGGGTTACGGAGTAATGACCGTAACGCGCTTGGGAATTCATTACTCCTATGCACCCCATGAATCATCCTTATCCTCCTCCTCTTCGGCGGAGTGGTAAGGTTTAAGTACCCCATATAATGGTTGTACCTGGGCATGTCTCTAAAAGGCCCACATGCATTCTTAGCATAGCGGAAAAAGTGCGCGACCCTACGAAGGTCGGAGGCGGGAGTTCGATTCTCTCAGGATGCACTCAGTTCGATTCGAACTGGCAAAGACTTGACATTACCATATAATGTGCTATACTGTAGGTATGGCTAGAGCAAGAACAGTATCAGATGAAGAACTTTGTGTCGTTGTTAAGGACGCTACGAATGTATCGGATGTCATACGTAGGTTGGGGAAAAGTATCAGTGGGTCGAGTCATCGACACTGGTCTCAAAGAATTTCCAAAGCTGGGATTGATATTAATCACTTTCAGAAGGGGGTTCCGCGTTACGGAAATAAATCGGATAGCAGAAAGAAAATTCCCACAGAAATTCTTGTTCTTCTTCCTGAAGGGTCACGTCGGACATCTGTATATTCTATTAGACGAGCGCTGATAGAGTCAGGAGTGGAGCATAAATGCTTTAAGTGCTCTTTGCCTCCGGTATGGAAAAAGCGTTTATTGGTTCTGCAGGTGGATCACATCAATGGAGTCGGGACCGATAACAGAATCGAGAATCTTCGATTTCTTTGCCCCAATTGTCATTCACAGACAGACACATACGCAGCAAAAAAGAACATAAAGACTACAGTAAAAAGAGGACTATTTGGTGAAATTATTCATGAAAAAACCAATTGTTCTAAGTGTGGAAGAAAGATTAACTCGGGAACCCCACTTGGGTTGTGCAGGAATTGCATAGCTACGCAAATGGCCAAGCCGAAGATAGTGTGGCCTTCAGTCGAAGAACTAGTGGAAAGGCTTTCGAGGGGAACATATACTGGTGTAGCAGATGAGTTGGGCGTTACTGATAATGCAATTCGCAAATACCTAAAGTCTAGGGTAGAGGGGTTGGTCGCCAGTTCCGCTCCTCCTCGCCCTAGGATTGGGCCGGAGGATAAACCTACGTGTTCTGGTTGCGGCAAGATAGTGAGAAAGGACTCAAAAACCGGACTCTGTGGAACTTGCTATTTCGGTCCTAAGACGATAGACTGGCCCACAGATATAGAATTATCAAAAATGATTGAAGAACTCGGATTTGCTGGTACTGGAAAAAAACTTGATGTATCTCGTGGTCAGGTTCATGCCAGGTACCGTAGAAGAATAAAGAAGTAACGAGCATCCTTAGCATAATAGTAGTGCAGCTGTCCTACACACAGCCTGCGGCGGGGCGGTACCGTCAGGATGTACGAAGTGAGTGATCTCTCTGTCTTTATAATGCGCTGGTTTGATGATAGGCGGCAACTGGCAGATTCGGGATCTTTACGGTGCTCATCAGCCGATTGCTTCACTTGGTTCTGAAGCTTAGTTGGTTAAGCGTCCGGTTGAAGCCCGGAAGAGCGTCAGTTCGATCCTGACTGGGACCACTGCACAGTTAGCTTTTCCTCGCGCGGGGAGAAGTAAATGCAGGGGTTATGCCCCTCAAGGGAATGGGTTTCCTAGCTGTGGTATCTTGGGGATTTAGTGATAAAGGAAGCATGGGGCCATGGCATGGCTCAGGAGACGGATCGTTACCGTCATTCTCCACGAGAAAGTATGTAGTTGCAACTGCATACCGGATCACTCACTGTTTTCGTGTAATTGGAGTCCTAGGCCGTTCGAGTCGGAAGTCACGAAGATTCTTAGCGGAATCAGCAACAGTGAGCCTTGGGGTCGTGCAATGGAAATGCACTCGGGGTCGCTCCCCGTTAAGGAATCCTGGTTCAAATCCAGGCGGCTCCACTCTGGTAGTTTAAGAGCCGTCCTCCGCGCGCGGGGTAAAAGGACATTTAAAACGGGGGCCTTTAACCCTCGATGTAGGTGAAACCCCTTCCCGGAATGATCGGTAACGCTTCTTGGGATGAAGTAAAAAGCACACTGGTGGAGGGACGCACTCATTTAGGTGACTGCTCCCCCAGTCCTGGGTACGACTTAAAAGTTCCCACATGGGCCTGTAGTTCCAATTGGCAGAACGGCTCTCTTGCACAGAGACGGTTGAGGATTCGAATTCCTCCTGGTCCACGAAGTACTTGGTGTAAGACGTTAATGCTATAGAGGGCGTAACTTTAGGTTACGACGAAGGCATTAGAATTTTGCATACCGGGGGAAATCGGGGGAGTGAATGGCAATCACAGGAAATTCCCTTAGGTCTAGCCAGCCCTCCCGGAGGAAACGGTGACATGCGAAAGACCGTTTAGTACCTCATTCGGAAGTGGTGTAAGGGTAGCCACGGGAGACTTAAAATCTCTTGTCGAAAGACGTAGGAGTTCGAATCTCCTCTTCCGAACTGTAGTAAAGACTTGCAAGTGTGGCGAAATGGCAGCCGCGCCGGGTTTAAGCCCCGGTTCCCGCGAGGGAGTAAGAGTTCGACCCTCTTCACTTGTACGTATCTTCGGTTATGGTTTTCGGACCCCCGAGGGCAAACATGCAGGTGTGGCGGAATTGGCAGACGCGCTAGTTTTAGAAACTAGTTCTTTGGAGTGAGGGTCCGAGTCCCTCTACCTGTACGATGTATTATGGCGCGATGGCAGAATGGTCACGCGGGGGTCTGCAAAACCCTTTATCCCAGTTCGACTCTGGGTTGCGCCTCGATTCAAACACTTGACAATTCGAATGGAATAGTGTATAATAGGTATATGAATAAGTATACCAAAGAAAATCTTAGTCCAGTTGTGGAATCGTGTTATACATGGTCAGATGTTTGTAGGCATTTTGGAATTAAACCCTTGACTGGATCGCAGGCTCACATCAAAAGAAGGGCAATAGATTTTGGTATAGATTTTTCTCACTTTTTAGGACAAGGATCAACTAAGGGAAAAATTAGAGGCCCCAAAAGACCTATTGAAGATTATTTATTTAACCTTTGCAAGATAGATTCGCATAGTCTGAAATTGAGACTTGTAAAAGAGGGGATCAAAAAATACGAGTGTGAGCGGTGCAAAACGTCAGAATGGGATGGTGAGGAATTACCACTTGATTTAGATCATATCGACGGCGACCATGATAATAACACTTTAAGCAATCTACAAATTCTCTGTCCGAATTGTCATTCCTTAAAAACGAGGAAGCAGTGGAAGTTAAATAAAAAACCAAAGAAGTTCAAAGAATGCTCTAAATGCAGTGCAAGAATCAGCAATCATAGTATCTCTGGTCATTGCAAAAAATGTGTTGAAAGAAGACCAAAGATAGAATGGCCTAGCAAAAAAGATCTTTTGAGAATGATAGCAGAAAGTAATTATACACAAGTTGCGAAAAATCTTAATGTTAGTGATAATGCAATAAGAAGACACTTAAATAAAACACCCTGATGTATCCCAACTGGTAGAGGACTGAAGCTCAAACCTTCAGTTAGAGTTCGACTCTCTAGATCAGGACTATGACAAATGAAGAACGCTACAAAAGGGCTCTCGAAGAGATTCATTATCATTTCGATGATCAGAGCTTTGTTCACAATGATAAAATGTCTTGTGAAGAGGTTCTAGTAAATTACTCTGGGGCTGTTCTGGACGGTTGTAACGATTGTTTGTCAGAGTGGTATGAAAGGTTTTGTAAAGAAGTAAGCATTTAGGGTTGGAGGAATTGGTAGACTCGCCTATCTTTGAAATAGGACATAACTCTAGGTTCGAAGCCTAGACCCTAAGCAAATGGAAGATTGGCGTAACTGGTAGCGCAGTGGATTGCTAATCCATCCGTCCTTCATAGGGCGTACAGGTTCAAGTCCTGTATCTTCCGCGCAGTAAACATTCCCCGTTGGTGTAACTGGCTAACATAGTTGACTCTGAATCAACAGTTTGAGGTTCGAATCCTTGGTGGGGAGCAAATTACGGAGTCGGCGGCTTCTTGCTAATGATTCCATCGATTACCCAGAAGAACAGCCCGATAGCCAAAAGGAACGGCCAGGTAACGGTGAAAAAAAGTGTAATCGGCGGAACAACGAGGAAAGCCATTATCGCAAAGCATATAGCCGCTACCGTCCGATAGAAGCTAATTTTGTGGAAGTTCATGATGCAACCTTTCTCAATAAATATTAGCGATTCTCTATACTGATATGATTAGTATAGCATATCTTTTTAAAAATTGCAAGTATTACTTGACAACTGTCGCAAAATATGCTACACTTGATATCGAACACAAATGACGTACCGGTGCCGTGTGAGGGCAGAGTGCTAGACGCTAAAGAGCTAGAGGAGTCTTCCTAACCAGAAGAATATTCATGGCGGGAAATCAGGAGTGCTGAGATGAAGGTGGGTGGTACTCACAGTCTCAGAGGAGTGGTTACCCGGAAAGTAACCAACTTGGGGAATTAGCTTAATGGATAGAGCTAGTAGTTTCTACCTACCAGGTGCGGGTCCGATTCCTGCATTCCCTACCAGACCGGGTGTGAATTGGTCATTCAAGCAAATCTTATAAATTTGCCCCCGTAGGATCATTCCCTGCCGCCCGGACCATTCCCACGCGTAGTTCGGTGATGCGTGATGGCTAGAATAACGGACCACTTCATACTAGGACGGAGTGGATTACTGAGTTAGTCTATAGTTAGAAGGTTCAAATCCTTCCCGTGGGGCCATTCTTCTCCCAAACCAAAATTCACTATTGACTTATTAGCTTTTCTGTGGTAACCTTTACTTATTCTAAGTGGAGGAAAACAATGGCAGATAGAAATCCCTTGGTCCAGCAACTTGAGGATCGTAATACAGCCTACGCAGTTATGCGTGCGATAGAGCATCATGGTGGGCCTTCGGTCCTCGTGTGTGATCCTGCGACTCGTGCTTCTGTTGCCGTTATTTTCCCCATCGCGGAATGGGACGCAATGGCGAAGATCCATAATGAGACGGTTGATGAGTTGGAAGCTCTTAAAGAGGAGGTGGGTGGTTTCATCGCTGAGCGCGAGTTTCATAAATCCCAGTCTTCCCCCGCCGAAAACGGGAATGGAACAAGATGGTATGACCAATATGCACCAAAAGATCCCGTCTCCCCAGGCGTCCACAATTTAATGGATGTTGACTATTCGGAGTTTCATGCTGAAGAAGTTGCACAAGAGGGGCCAAAAGCTGTAGAGCGTAAAAATCTTCAGCGCCGAGTGAAGGACCAGAGGAAGCAACTCGATATGCTTACAGAGCAGGCCAAGGGTCGCAAGAAGGAAATCTCCTACTGGAAGGCTGTGGCCCAGGCTAATCTCGATACCCTGAATCACTACGGTATTAAGGCTCCTAAGATCAAGACTCCACCACTAAATGTTGATGCTGACGTAGAGGCGGAAACAGAGCGCGCCAATTGGTGGCGTGATAAATGGCGTGAGACCTATGACGAGTTATTCGACCTAAAATCTTCTCTGGAATGGGCAGACGGACGATGAACAAGAGAATCTATGTTGCAGGCGGTATGACCGGATATGAGAAATCTAACTTCCCTGCCTTTGACCGTAATGCACAGTTCTTGCGTGACAACGGATGGGACGCTATTTCTCCTGCTGATTTAGATAGGCAAGCGGGACATGATCCCAATGACCCAGAGTGGGAGAATAGGGATTTCACGGCAGAAGACTATCATGCTGCTATGGTACGTGACTATAGGGCATTGACGGAGTGTTCTGCTATTGCCTTCATCCCCGGCTGGCAACATAGTAAAGGTGCTGCACTGGAGCGCGCATTCGCCGGAAAACTTAAGCTAGATATGTACCGTGTTGACGCAGACAACTCTTACTTAGAGAAGGAACTTCTTATTGGTCTGACTGGATACGCTCAAGTTGGTAAGGATACTTTAGCTAATCTACTTGTTGGTGATTTCAATTTTCAACGTAAGGGATTTGCAGATAATCTTCGTTCTATGCTGTATGCTCTGAATCCCATCCTCCCCGCGCCCAACTGGGCAAAGGTTGGTGACAATTTTGGTAACAACGGTGTCGTTAGAGTCAGGGATTATGTGGATTTCTATGGCTGGGAGACAGCCAAGAAAGAAGTTCCTGAGATACGACAGCTCTTACAGCGTTTAGGTACTGATGCTGGACGCAGTGTTTTGGGAGATAATGTATGGGTAGATGCATTGCTCAACTCACCCAACAATGCACGACTTGTTATTTCTGATTGCCGTTTTCCAAATGAGTGCTCGTCCATTAAGGAGCGCGGTGGAGTAATAATCCGTGTAAATCGTAAAGGCTATGGACCTATAAATGATCACATCTCAGAGACCGCATCACTTGGATTTGAGGACTACAATATTCAAAACGAAGGCTCACCTGAGGACTTGAAAAATCAGGCATTAGAGTGCATTGGCCACGCAGGGATTGAACTATGAGTTTCATAAGAAGGGGAAATCGATGAAGCTTAGATACAAAATCCCAGCAGGTATGTCTATGGTATTTGGAACCGAACTATTCTTAACACATATACCAACATGGCGTTACGTATTCATGATAGGATCTTACTTAGTTGGATACTTATTTATGGACATCGGAGCAAGGAACTACTAACAATGCCAGAACTATTAACACCAGATGTACTGAGCTGGGACCCTAATTTGGAGGCCGGTGCCGTACAGCAGGCTACTAATGTAGCCAAGCTTCCGTTCGTCGCTAAGCCAGTAGCGGTTATGGCTGACGGTCACCAGGGATACGGTGTACCAGTTGGTTCCGTAATTGCAACAGATGGGGCAATAATTCCTTATGCGGTAGGTGTGGATATCGGCTGTTTTGTTGGTGATACAAAAGTGCCACTCCTTGACGGCAGACAAGAGACCTTAAAAAACCTTGTAGGGCGTGACCCTTTTTGGGTTTATTCTCTTGATGAAAACCATGAAATTGTTGCAGGTCTTGCTACGGCACACCTGACACGACAAAACGCGGGGTTAATGCGTGTAATAATTTCTGGTGGAGAAGAGATCGTCTGCACTCCTGATCACCAGTTTATGCTAAGAGACGGTACGTACAGAGAAGCTAAAGACCTAAAGTTCAATGATAGTCTAATGCCCCTATATCGCAAGTGGTCAACCCGTGATGGCTATGAGAGTGCTCACACCGGAACTGGCGATGGTAAGATGACCCATGTTCGTATATGGGAACAATTCAATGGCCCTGCACAGAAAGGTGATGTTGTGCATCACCTAAACCACTGCCACTTCGATAACCGTATCGAAAACCTTACTTCAATGACAGCTGCCGCTCATTCTGCTTACCACCGATCTGTGGGAAAGAAGTTTGATAATAGTGATCTGCTATTTCAGGAAAAGCGTCTTGAAGGCATGAGGGTTTCTAACGCTAACCCCATAATAAAGGGGAAGCGTGCTCGTGTTGGAACTGAAAACATTACTCGTTATATGGAAGAACATCACGAAGAGTGGATAGCTTCTGTAGCCGGTAACGGAGAGCGAGGAGCGCCGTTTTTGGCCAAAGCAAACGTAAGCACTAAAGTTTGCGATGACTGTGGAGAAGAAAGCAAAAACCTTGCTTCCCATCGTTGGCATAAGCAGCGTGAACATGCGATGTCTAACCACAAAGTAATCTCTGTAGAGATTACTTCTAATACTGAAGACGTATATTGTCTGAACGTTCCAGAGTTCGGTAACTTTGCACTGGCTGCTGGAGTGTTCGTACACAACTGCGGGATGATCGCTATGCGTCTAAATCTTACCTCTAACGATCTACCTGACGACCTTGGAGAGTTACATGGCCTGATTCGTAAGGCTGTTCCTTCCGGCGTTGGCCAAGGACACGAGTTCGCCTCTGACTGGGATCGTATGCGCCATACCAAAAAGGTTCCGTCATATAACGGATCTACGAAGCTTACTGGAAAACAGATCAACACGATTACCGACCAGATGGGAACCCTAGGTGCTGGTAACCACTTTGTGGAGGTATGCTTAGACGAATTAGATCGTGTATGGCTAGTTCTCCATTCTGGCTCTCGGGGAATTGGAAATCAACTGGCGACGTACCATATCAAAATCGCCAAGACCCTTATGCAAGAGATGGGTGAGAGGCTACCTGACCCCGATCTTGCATACTTCTTGGAGGGGAATAAGGACTTCAACGCCTATATTGCTGACCTTCTATGGGCTCAGTCATGGGCTCTACAGAACCGTGAGGTTATGATGAACGGCGCATTCGAGGCCGTACAAAACTTCATGAATAAAAATGGTTTCGACGGCGAGGGCGTTAAGGCAGAGGAGAAGATCAACTGCCACCATAACTTCACAGCGCAAGAGACTTACGATGGGAAGAGATTATGGGTAACACGCAAGGGGGCAATCAAAGCCGACAAGGGCGACCGGGGAGTTATTCCGGGAAGTATGGGAGCGGCCTCCTTCATCACTACCGGACTTGGCAACCCGCAGTCATTCAACTCGTCTTCTCACGGGGCTGGTCGTCGTTTGTCTCGGGGGGCCGCAAAGAAGACCCTAACAGTTGAAGGACTTAATGAGGCCATGGCAGGAAAGTCGTGGAATGACAGAGACGCTGAGCAACTGCTCGATGAATCTCCGCTAGCCTACAAATCTATTGACGAAGTTATGGAGAACCAGAAGGAACTAACCCGCATCGATCATCGTCTCCATCAAATCCTAAATTATAAAGGAGTCAAATAATGAGAATACCAACATATTCAAGTCCTGAAGCTCCAAACATTTTGCGGCTAGAGGGAAAGATATTGAAATTGAATAAGATAATTCGTGAACTAAAGATCAATAATAACATCCCATGGGATCATGAGGACCTAGTAGAAGGAAGATGCAAAGTGGAAGAGTTTAGGTTTCAACAAGAAACAGAAGTGTACGTGGACGCATGATAGCCTTCTTCGGATTCTTCTTTTTTATCCTGCCTTGCCTTCTTGCCGCGATGTTCATTAATCCAGCGTTCGGAATTGCGGTAGTATGCCTAGGCATTATGGAGATTATCATTATACGATCCGCTTACGTCTATGGACATAAAGATACAAAGAAGTAATGAGTAGACGGGTCCTAGTAACTGGCGGCAGAGATAACTACGACTTTATCCTGATATACCGTGCGGTGCGAGATAATCTTCAGGAAGGTGACATTCTAGTTCACGGTGCCGCGCACGGAACAGACTCCATCGCCGCTCGATCTGCCAAGTATCTAGGTCATGTAACTGAGCCCCACCCGGCCAAGTGGAACGAATATGGGAAAGCCGCTGGAGGAATAAGGAATCAAGAAATGCTTGATCTCGACGTTGATTTAGCTCTAGTTTTTTCTGGAGGGAGCGGGACCGCTGACATGGAAAGACGCCTCTTGAAAGCCGATGTCCCCTGCCTGTACTATCCCAGTTAAGGATATGATTCATAGCGCTATCTTTCTATCAAGGCATTTTTTCAAAAAGCACCCGAAAGGGTGTTCAAATCATTGAGATTGATTGATCCGCTCATGAAGTGGTGGATTCCCGCGAGTGAGATTTTACGTATTCCCTCTGGCGGCTGAGTTCCACTATTTTATCTACATAGCATTGTTGCGTATCCAATAAGGCTTCGCTGGGAAAATCGAATCCGGGATTGTAGTGTCGCTGGATAGCCAACCATTCGGGAGTGGGCCAGTAGTCGGGCTGGATCTCCGCATCCTCTACTAGGCGTATTTGTTCTTCTAACGCCTCGCGGGTCAGAAAATTAGCGGTTTCATCAACGGTACCCATAATCCAACCATAGCATATTTTGCAGCAGTTGTCAACCCTAAATTGTACCGGGCTCCAAACATGCATTTGGACGCCACCCTACGCTTGAGACGTTTGGGTGGTTTCGGGGGAGCAACCCCCCTACGCTGAACCTATCTCGGTCCACTTATATCCAATTCCCGAACAGCCAGGAAGGATAGCTACGGATTCCGCATTCTCAAGATGGCCGTAGTTGACGAGAATTACAGTATAGCACACTCTGGTGCAGTTGTCAAGACTAATATAGAGGTATTTTCTTCTGCCTAAAATTTTTGGTCGGGGCCTACGGAGTTATCTAAATTCCCAATTCTCAGGGTTATGGCCCCCATGTCAACTTTTTGCACCATTATGACGCGCTGTACGCCCTTCTCAGCCTCTATAATCTATTTTAAGTACCCAGTACCTATTTCACTTTAGCGGACGAACTGAGCCAGTACAGGCCCCTATCCATCGATCCTAGTGCTTTTGATCCCATCCCCCTCCTTTGATCATGAACATTGGTTCATTAGTATGAAAATTGGGATTAGATCTGCTTGCGTACCGCACTCGAAACTTCCTAATCACGCTTTCTAGCGCTGACTTATCATGCATATACATGCATAAAATGACACCCCCCCACCGACTGACCAAAAAATCACCCACCCCACCAATTAATCATCATCCCATCGTGACCGTCCTTGCCCCGGTATCGTCACTGAGACAGTAAAAAAGCCCGACCGGGTTAGGGTCGGGCTTTTTACTAGTAGGTGTTACTTCAGTCGGTACTTGGCGCGTATGCCTTCAACCTCCCGTACTGCCGTGTTGTGTTGCAACTCGTAGCAAACGCCACGTTTGGCAACCTGGACGCCCTGTGCGTTGTCTCGCTTACTTTCAATCATGCTCAGGATACGGGCGGCGGTGATTGTGCTCGGCCTGTGTTGGGAGGTCCCGTTACCCGCGACGGCCATTTCTAGGGTGCGTCCCAGTGCGCCACGTTGCTTGGCCACACACCCACAGGTGCGCGTGTAGGACGTGGTGTCCGCTGGCTGGGTGAGGTGGTAAATTGCCCCGGTGTGTGGGTGGATGGCCTTGTAGGTGGCACTGGCCATACTCTCCCGGCCATCGTGACCACCACTACTCA